CTGTAAGTTGTCCACCTACGTTTACTGCGCCTGTAAGCTGTGTTGTTCCTTGTACACGAAGATTGTTAGCTGTTGAGATCTGACCAGATGCAGACAATGTGCTGCCAAGGTTTACTGCACCTGTAAGCTGCGTTGCTCCTTGAACAAACAAGTTACCTTGAGCAGATACGTTTCCAGATGAAGAAACTGAAGTTGCTGTCACCGCTGCAAATGCGTTTGTTTGTGTGAATGTATTTGCTGAAGCAAGTTTAGCAAATGCCGTGTCAGCAAGGTTGTTCAACAATCCAGCATTTGAAGCAAAACTTGCTGTACCTGTCAAGTTGCCTTGGAAGCTACCAGAAAAACTACCTGTACCTTGGAGTGTTGTTCCGTTGTATGTAAGAACAGATACACCACCAAACAATCCATTGTTATTGTATTGAAGTTGTGTGTTGGTGCCTCCAATAGAACCTGTGATTCTTACCTGACCATTTGATGCTGTGTTGATTGTGATGTTTGGTCCTGCTGCAAGATAAGGTGTTCCATCTGCAAGTTTTTGTAGAGAGCCAGAAAGACCGAACTGGAAGATGTTGTCACCAGCAAATGTGTTGTTTGCTGCAAGTTGTGCGTACTGATATGAATGCAAACCATCAAGCAAGTTTGAGTTTTCTGCAAAAGTAGCAGTCAAAGCATAACTTGCTGTTCCTGTCAACACGCCTTGATAACTGCCAGAAAAGCTACCTGTCGCTGTTGTAAACACATTATTCTGTGTAAATGTGTTGCTTACATTAAGTTGAGCAAGACCAGATAGTGATTGACCGCCTACTGTGCTTGCATCCCCAGCATTTGTGGCATAACTTGCTGTACCATCAAGAGTTCCTGCAAATGAACCAGAGAAACTACCTGTGCCTTGCAAGAGTGAACCATTATAGGTAAGGGTTGATACTCCACCAAACAAACCATTATTATTGTATTGGATTTGAGTATCGCTACCGCCAATAGAACCAGTGATAGAAACTTGACCGCTAGAGGCTGTATTGACCGTTATATTCGGTCCAGCAACAAGATAATCACTTCCATCAGCAAGTTTTTGTAGTGACCCAGAAAGGCCCCCAGAAGCGATTACAGGGCCTGCTGATGTAAAGGTTCCCGTGATGTTTAGATTTGATGCGGTAACAGTTGTAAGAACTGTGTTGCCACCAACTGACAAGGTTCCAGAAGAAGAGATACCAGTTGAAGCTGTTATAGTTGTTGAAGTGATGTTTTCAACTGATAGTGTGTTGGTAGTCTTATTGTAGGTAAAGCCGGGATCACCACCGAATGTACTACCACCATCATTGAACTGAACGTAGGTGTCAAGACCACCAGGAACTGTAGCACCACCGGCACCACCGATACCTGTTCCAGATCCACGGAACAAACCACCTTGAACAAACTGAGCTTGTGCTGGATTTGATAGATCTGTTGCTCCGCTTGCTACCAGAATGTTTCCAACAAGGATCGTTGCACCTATGGTGTTTGTACCTTCTTGGAAGATTTCTGTTGGGATACCTGCTTGAGCTTCTGTAAGTGAGTTATATTCACCGCTACCGTAATATACCCAGAAAGCATTTGTTGAGCTGTTTGGAGCCCAATAAACTCTTTGGATAGTAAATCTACCGGGAGTTACTGGTGTAAGTGTTCCTGCATTGCTTGGGTTATAGTTGTTTGGATCAATGTCGGTGAAACCAGTACCACCGTTTGTGTCTATTATAATAGCGGTTGAATCTGATCCAGAAACATATTGACGGAAAAGTTTAGAAACAGTAACTGGACCGTCAGAAGATGGAAGAACAACGTTTGGGTTGTTTGGATCTACAGCGTAGTTCTTACCTTCAACATATGCAGAACCACCTGTTTTTACAAGACTGAGACTTGAACCAGATGCTGCAAGAACGTGGCCAGAAAGTTTTAGAGGACCGAACGAACGAGCAAAGTCTCCGTTCCAGCTTGATTGACCATACGCAACTCTTGGTTGGTTTGCTATGCCATATGTTGTTGCTCCAGAAACATGTAGAACACGACCAAGTAGAATATAAAGAGCGTATTGGTCAGCAGTAAATGGTGTTGTTTGTTGGAACAATGCACCTGTGTCACTGATACCAATAAAGGTTTGTGGGTCACTGCTGATGTATGTTAGAGATTGGCTTGTAAAAGCACTCCAATCAACTTTTTTGATTGTTGCATCTGGAACAGAAGAAGTCGTAGCATTGTACGATAGGATGATACCTTCACCAGCGGTTACACTGAATGTTGTTGTTCCAGGCTCTGTTGAAAGAATACCACCTTGAAGAAGACCTGTTCCAAGAGAGTTTTCAACCCAACGGAAGTTGGTTTTGTTTAGTGCGCTATTGTTATGAACAATGTAAAGATCGTTTGTTGAACCAGAAGTATAAAGATATGTTCCATTCACTGAAGGAACAGGTTCATCAACAACATTTACAAGTTCAATATAATCTGTTGTTATTTTTGAACCTTGAAGTGTGTTACCAAGGATTGTATCTGTTTCAAGAGCGCCAGAAACAATAAGATTTCCACCAATAACGGCTGCGCCTGACACAAACAAGTTGATTGCTGGATCTACGTTATCAGCAAAGTATCCTGTTCCAAGAGCACCAGCAAGGGCTACAGAAGAGGTTGTAGCTAGTTTGTTACCACCATCTTGCCATTGAATACTTGAAAGAGCTACAGAAGCTGTTCCTGCTGCGTCGGCATAATCAGCATGAGAAGCAGAGAGAGCAAAATCTGCATAGCTAGCAGAAAGTGCTTGTGAAGCATATGAGGCAGAAAGTGCATTATCAGCATAACTTGCCGACAAGGCTTGAGAAGCGTAAGATGCAGAAAGAGCATTATCTGCGTAGGAGGCTGAGAGTGCTTGAGATGCATACGAAGCGGATAGTGCATTATCGGCATATGAAGCTGAAAGAGCTTGTGAGGCATAAGACGCTGAGAGAGCATTGTCTGCATAGCTTGCTGATAATGCCTGAGAAGCATAACTAGCCGAAAGAGCGTTATCCGCATAAGAAGCTGATAAGGCATTATGTGCATAACTGGATGACAATGCTTGGGAAGCAAAACTTGCTGTGGTTGCAAATGAAGCAGTTACAGCATTTGCGGCTACACCAGAGAATGTTCCTTGAAAACTACCAGAGAAACTACCTGTTCCTTGAAGTGTTGAACCATCAAAGGTTAGAACAGAGAGTCCATCAAAGTTGTTTGTATTATTCCATTGGATCTGACCATCTGCTCCACCGGGAGTTACTCCAGCGCCTGTAAGAGAAGCTGTTACAGCCCATTGCCCAGTTGATTCATAATAGTTTGTTCTTACGTTTGGACCGGCGATGATGAATGGTAGACCACCAAGAGTTCCACTGAGAGTTCCTGTGATTGGTGTAAGAGCAATAACAGAGCCAGAAACAAGACTTGCGGTAAGAGCATTAATAGCGTTTGCGATTGTTCCACCAAACGGACCATCAACGGTAAGACCACCAGAAACGTGGAGATCACCGCCGAATACTGAGATAGCTCCACCGGGAACATTTTTACCACCAATACCACCAGACACATACAGGAAAACATCAGAACCAATGCTTCCTGTTGGAAACTTGGTAGCATCTATGTTGCCTTGGTTTAGTGGAGATGTTTGGTTTGTGATACCATATACAAGAATTGCTTCGGTTGATCCTGCGTTGCTTCCTGTTGCAATAAGTTTGTTTACTTGTACTTGGTCTGCACGAAAGTCTACTGAGTTTGCCATGTGTTATATCCTGTTGAGTCTAAATAGCTCAAACAATCAAAATAGCTCAAGGGTTGATAAGACGATTTTTATCAAGCAAATGTTTTCATAGAACCCAAGATATTCCAACCAGAACCACTATGGTAAGCATCGAACTCTATAACATCTGTATGGTTTACTGTTCCTGTTGGGATTGTTCCATTCTCCCATTTTACTGTGATTGAAGAGCCATTGAACTGGTAAGCAGAAGCACTATGAGCAACTGTGCCTTGGTCGATCACAAACTTTATTTTACTGGCAATTTTGTCTACGGTTGGTACGTTGGTAACGTTCCATGTGCCATCACTTGTTGCGCCAGAAACATAGAAAATGGTTGCACCAGAAAAATCAAAGTTGGTTGTTCCACCATCAATTCCGGTAGCTAAAGTTATTTGTTGCCCATATTCACCAAATACTAAGTTACCAGAAACAGCGATTAAATCGGACGGAGCATTCCCAAGGTTAACGTTTCCATTTTCATTTGTGACATTTGTGACATTTAGGTTTGTTATAGTGAGAGTGTTTGTTCCTGTGTTAAAAGTAAAATCAGCATCACCACCAAAGGTTCCGTTGTTATTAAACTGAACATACGTGTCAAGTCCGCCGGGGTTTGTTGATCCTCCCCCGCCGCCGCCCACACCGTTGTTTCGAAACAATCCAGCTTGAAGAATACGAGCCTGTGCTCCTACATTTAAGTTTGTAGCGTTATAAGCAACGATTATGTAAGCAACAAGAATAGCTTCTCCAATCGTGTTGTTTCCTTCAATAAACTGATCTGTTGGAATAGATGATTGTGCTGAATCAAGCGTGGCATATTCAGTTGTTCCATAGTATACATAAAAAGCTTTGTTTACGGAGTTGGGAAACCAATATACTCTCTGGATTGTTACTTTACCAGAGCCTACAGCTTGTAAAACTCCTAAGCTCCCAGGATTATATTGAGTTGGGTCTATAGCTGTGAAACCAGCATTTCCATTGTTTAAGATGGTTGGATTACCAGAACTATCGCTGTATATGCGAAAGATTTTAGAAGTTAGTTGTGCGCCTTCAACAGAACCAAGAACAAGGTTTGGACTATTTGGATCTACAGTGTAGTTTCTACCCGCTACGTAAGCATCTCCAGCACTCTTTGTAAGAGCTAGTGTTACTCCAGAACCAGAAGGTGCAAGAACGTGACCAGAAATCTTTAAAGGTCCAAATGAACGGTTAAAATCTTCGTTCCAAGTTGTTGTACCATATGCAACAGCAGGAGAAGTAATGGAGCCGTTTGTTACAGAACCAGCTTGATGTAGAATACGTCCAAGTTTAATATAGCTTTGATAATCGGTTTGTGCAAAAGGAGTTGAACGCTGGATTACTTTACCGTCGTTATCAATACCAACATACGTGATTAAAGATGAACCAATGTTATAGAGCGGGATGCTGCTAGAGGTTGGCCAATCTATTTTCTTAATAGTTGGATAAGGATCTGTTGCTGTAGATGCGTTGAAACTTACAATAATACCGCTTCCAGAAGAAACATTGAATGCTGTGGTTCCGTTGGTTGTTGAAAGAACGCCACCATTCAACAAACCTGTTGACAAACTTCCTTCCAACCAACGCAAACGTGTTGTGTTGGTATATGGTCCGCTGTATTGTGTAAAGTAAAGGTCATTGGTAGAACCAGATGTATAGATGTAAGAAGCTGTTGTGTTTGTTGGAATGCGAAGCAGGCTTACGGGTTTTAGCTGGAGGTAATCGTTTGTGCCAATACCACCAGAAACGAATATATCGCCATTTACAAGAACAGAAACTTGTTCTGTCCCTAAATCTGATCGTGAACCAGAGAAGATAATAGAACCGCTTGTAGTGATGCCAAGTGAACTACTAATCAACAATGGGCCAACTTCGTTTACTATTTTACCGGGATTGCCTGTAAGAAGTAAGTTTGATGCAGTTACGTTTTGTGAAAAGATACCATAACTTGCGGTGATAGTTTCTTGGTTTGTCCAACCAAGCGAACTGGTATTGTAATATAGTTGTTTTCCGGTATTGAGGTCTATGCCTACAGCACTAGCAGTTGTAGGTAAATCGTATGCCTTGTTATTGACTTCTAGATTTATTAAGAGAGGTTTACTTTGGGGTATAGTCATGCCCATAAGTACAATCTTATGGGCTTTTATATTCGACTATTAGAATCTTGTGTCAGAACCGGAAAGGGCTGCTTTCATGGAAGACTTCATCCACCACTGAACAGTTTGTGTTGTTGACCCAGTAAGACCAACAGACATATTATCATAGATGTTTACGGCCCATGTATCACCATCTGAGCCTGAGCTACCTTGAGAAACTTCGAGGTAGTCAATAAGCTTAGTTGCACCTGTTGAATCTTTGATACCTGTTGTAGTAAAGTTCCATGATGCATAGTTGTCACTGGTTTCAGCAACAGCAACAATTGTAAAATCGAATGCTGCGATTGAGTAGTTTCCAAGTGATTGACCAAGAAAATCTGTAAATTTTAGGAAATCTGCTGATGGAATATTAGCTGTTCCACCGGGATTAACTGTGTTAGTGTTTTTATAAATTGGAGTTACGTTTATTCCTTGAATAAACAGGGCACTATCAATCGAAGCTGTTGGAACAATAAGCGTTCCTGCTGGAAATTGACCAAAGCTTGCTGAATAGAAAACCAAGTCAGAGCTTGCGCCGTGAACGCCATCAGCATTAAACTGGATTTGTCCGTTAGCACCTACTACGCTTGTCCCAGCGGAGCCGGTAAGTTCCCATTGGCCTGTTGAACTATTATAGTTCACACCACCCATGTTTCCACCATTCACCAGGAATGGTAGACCACCAAGAGTGCCGCTAATCGAACCTGTAATCTGTTGAAAATAAGCAGAGCCAGTTACTTGCAACGAGCCCGTAACAAACGCATTGCTACCAACTTGTAAACTTCCTGCTGTACTGATACCGCCGGAAGCTGAAAGTGTGCTGGCTAGATTTACAGCACCAGTGAGTTGTGTTGCACCTTGAACATATAATTTTCCTTGAGCGGAAACATCTATGGATGCGGAAACAGAGCCTGTTACATATACTGTTCCACCAACGAATGCATTGTCTGAATCCAAGGTATGGTGGGAACCACTTAGATTCAGGTGCGTTTTACGCTTTAAAGCCATGACTTAATCCTCCTGATCCAAGCAATGTGGATCAGCTATAACTAGTGATTAAGTCCTTCATTTAAATATCAGAATATAACCGAACCATAACTTGCAATCATTTTAGCAGTTATTTGCGTATAGAAAAATGTTCCACCTGTTGATCCTGTAACTTCTATCTGTCCAGAATCATTAAAGTTTACATCCCATGAAGCTGCATTTGAAGTATGATCAAAAGTTAATTCGTTTACACCCAGCATAGAAAAAGTATTTAGTGAAGACGAGAAAGCAGAAACACTAAACTTCCATGCTGCACTATCAACGCCGGTTGATTCCATGGCAACAACTTGAACTTCATATTTTCCAATTTGGCTACCAGCGATACCAAACAATCCACCTATCGATCCAGAACCACGATTAGTCCCATCTCCTGTAACCGTTGTAGAGTTATTAATCGTTCCACCGGAAGCAGATAACTCGTATTGTCCTAAACCGTTATAATTGACAGTTATTCCACTGCCAACAAGATATGGAGTTGTGTTGTTGGTATAACGAAGAGAACCTGTGATACCACCATTTACAGCAAGAGAACCTGTGACTTCTACACAACCTGTATTAACACGAAGTATGTCGTGTCTTGTTCCAGAGCTTGCACCATCGCCAACAACAAATAATGAAGTGGCATTACTAGCTACGTTGAATCTACCTACAACAGTCTGGTAGTCTGCATGTGCTTCGGTTTCTAAACCACCCGCATGAGAAGCTCTACCAGCAGCAACGGTTGAATCCCCTTCTGCGTGAGCATATTTGTTTGTTGCTTGTGTGTTATAACCTTCAGCATGTGCTCCATCATCAGTAGTATGGGTTGAGTTACCTTCTGTGTGTGAATAAAGGCCAGCCGCAGTGGTGTTAATACCTTCTGCGTGAGCGCAAGTGTTTGTAGTTATTGTATTATTGCCCTCAGTGTGCGATGCATCTCCACGGGCATGTGTTTGATAACCTTCGGCATGGCTCCAACGATATTCAGCAGTTGTTTGATAACCTTCTGTATGCGAAGCTGTACCAGACGCATCAGTACCTTCACCCTCTGCGTGAGCAGCTTGTGCCTGTGCTTGTGTGGAACTGCCTTCGGCATGAGCAAATGTAGCACCTACAGTTGTTATTGTGCTTCCACCTTCGGCATGAGAATAGTTCCCACGGGCTTCAACACCTATACCAGAGCCACCCCATCCACCATGGGCAAAAGCATTTGTTCCGGTCGCAAACACAAATCCTGGTTGTCCTTGAATGAAACTACCTGTAATAATCACTCCAAGAGAAGCAGACAAACCAGCAACACGAACAGAACTGGTTGTGTATATCGTCGTCGCATCAAGTTCTGTCCAAAAGTTTGAACCACCACCACCAGCAGAACCTGTAATCTCCCATTGACCAAGAGAGTTATAGTTTGTGGTTATGTTTGAACCAGCAACAATGAAAGGATTGCCAGATATTGTGCCACTTAAAGAACCAGTAATACCACCAAGTACTTTAAATGATCCTGTAACTTCAACAGATCCAGAGTTAACTCTTAAAACATCGTGACGATTTAAGGCATCTAAACCGTCACCAACAACAAGCAAAGATGTTGTGTTGTTGGGTAGGTTGTACTTACCAAAAGCAGCTTGAGTTGTTGTGGGAGGAAAAACTCCATCAATCGCACCAGAAGCAATGGTGTATAAACCAACAGCAAAAGAACCGGTTCCATATGTTTCTGAGGCCCAGCCTTCGGCATGAGAGTACAAACCATATGTACGTGTTCCGTTACCTTCTGCATGAGAGTTTTGAGCCCATGCTTGAGCTCCATTACCTTCAGCGTGAGCTCCATACGCATATGCAGCGTTTCCGTTTCCTTCAACGTGTGAATAATCACCACCAGCAAAATTTCCAAGACCTTCGGCATGTGATCCAATCCCTGTAGCTATAGTACTAACACCTTCGGCGTGAGAGTATAAACCGGTTATTGTTACATCTTGGCCGTTTGCCAAAGAACCCGAAACAACGACATCACCGCCAAAGGCAGTTTTTGCGGTAGAAGAACCAGAAATAAATAGGAAAACATCGGAACCGGGATCGGGAAAGTTTTTACCACCTTGAAAGTTTGTAGCACTAGATGCAGGATAAATGATAATCGGGATCGAGCCCGAGGAGATGATCCTGTTGAGTCTTACTTGATTTGCACGAAAATCGTATGCCATTTTAGATCACTTCTCCCGCTCTTATGACTTCACTGCAAGGTAATGCACAGAATTATATATTGGTGCAGAGTATGTAACTGCCGTAGTGGTCAACCCAATAGAGCCAGTTTCAATCACTGCCACATCAGCATCTCCATTGTTGTTATCATCTATTGGTGTAAAGAATATGTGTGTTGGATATGTTGCTGGTGAAAGTTGTGCATATGTTGCTGTGAACGAATCGGCAACTCCCGGTGGAACTGAACCAGCAGAAGCTGTGTAATAAAATGAATTACTAACAACTACACGCTCAACAATAACTGGGAACGTTGGCGAAACAATTGCACGATATACCAACTGACCACTAAAAGGTGCCGACACATTCGCAATAAACCCTGTTGTTGATAAGTTGCTTGCAAAAAATGCAATGTTTTCCATACCATCAGCAGGAAGAACTTCCAAAGTCAGATAAGGAGAATGTGAGAATCTAATGTTAAAAGGTACGGTTTTTGTGTCGGTCCAAAGAAAGTCAATCACATCTTCATCGTATTGAGCGATAACAGGAGGTGCTGGTGGTTTTAATCCTTGGCTGTTTGGAACATCAAGAATATAGTATGGCTTATCAACCGTAACCAGCGTTTCATCAAAATATTCAACCTGACCATTAACAATGGTGGCAACAATTTTTGATGGCTGCGAGCGGTTGTAAGAATATGTCTTCTTCTTTTTATTTGGGTTGTATCCAGCCATATTTTATACAATTAAGTATAGATCAAGCTGGGTTTAGTGAAGAATGTGTTGTTTATAGAATATGGGAGACTAGTATATGGGAGAAACATCAGGTTTTACAAACTAAAGAGTATTTGATGCGAGAGTTGCCAATGCGGAGCGTTCACCTTTAATTAGTTGGATGTGTCCGGCAATCGAATGAGTCTTAAACCGTTCTGCAACGATAGACAAACCATTGCTTACACTGTCCACATAGGTATTATCGATTTGTTCTGGATCTCCTGTAAGAACAATCTTGGTGTTTTCACCTACACGAGTAAGAATCGTTTTGATTTCATGTAGGTTTGTGTTTTGTGTTTCATCGATGATGATGAAAGCGTTGGCGATAGAGCGGCCACGAATAAAGGTAAGAGCTTGAACTTCGATGATACCTTCTTCAAAGTAGCTTTGTAGAACCTGCTCATCAAACTTGCTTTTACGATCTTCGGCTACAAACTTGCTTTTACGATCTTCGGCTACAAACTTGCTGTTACGTTTGCCAGCAGAAGCAGGAGGGTTAGAACCATAAGCTCCAAGAAGAAAGCGTAAGTTATCCTTTATTGGTGCAAGCCATGGCTCCAGTTTTTCATTTAGATCACCGGGAAGAAAACCAATGTCTTTACCAAGCGGCATAACAGGACGGCAGATAACAAGAGAGCGATATGTTTTTGTGTTTAAAACTTGCTCAAGACCTGCGTCAATAGCACAAAGAGTTTTCCCTGTTCCAGCTTGCCCTGCAAGAGTAACCAACTTAACCGTTGGATCATAAAGCAGTTCTCTTGCAAACTCTTGTTCTTTGTTTCTTGGAGAGAGTTTACCTTGGATTTCTGACAACTTCTTTAATGGCAAGGTTTTGTTAATAAAGCGAGCCATAGCAGACTTCTGGCCACTCTTTAAAATCACAAACTGGTTTGGAAACATGTCTGCTGTAATATCTTCTGGAAGATGATAGTCTTCATTTGCATAGAACTCGTTGACATTTACGTCTTCTCGTTCAATTACCCTCACGCCCGAATATAAAGCCCCTACAGAGGAAGCAACGTTGAACTTACGGTAATCTTCACAGGCAACCCCTAGAGCCTGTGCTTTAAGCCGCAGGATGGTGTCACGAGTGACCAAAGCAACAACCTCTGTGCTGTTCTTGGCAATGTAGTTAACACAGAACTGAGCAATGGTATTATCACCACTTTTCTTTGTCTCAAGTTCCATTGGGAGTTTGTGGGGAACATGATCTGGAAAGATATCTTCAATTGAAAGGATCTTTAAAATACCCAGATTTTTTCCGAGTGGGATACCTGTTTTAAAGTCTTTGTTTACTTTTGTAAGGTCTGCCAGCTTACGAACAACTTCACGGGCATTGCGACCCACTTCATCTTGACGATCTTTGTGACGATCAAGCTCTTCAAGTACGATCAAAGGGATGACCAGATCATGTTCTTCAAAACCAAAAAGCGAATTGCTATCAGAAAGAAGAACGTTTGTGTCTAGAATATATGTTTTTTTCATCAGTGGTTTCCGTTCTTTAAGTAGAGTATCAAACAAAAAAGGGTGGCTAAATGCCACCCTTCTTTTTCAAACATGGAGTTGTTACTCCAACCTTCTCATTCTGCTGACTTACGATCATCCTTGCGGGCATTGTCGGCATCTTGGGTTGCCTTGATAAGTTCCGCACCAAGAGTACGGAGCTTACGAACGCCCTTACGGACACGAACACCTGCTGAAAGGTTGCCCTTTGTTGCATTCTTGTGTACGTCTTCTTCAACTTGTTCTACTAGAAGCTTAAACTCAGACCAAACATCCAAGGCCAAACGTGAATCACTCATAACTAATTTCTCCTAAAATTAAAGGGTTATCAGTTATGGTATAAATCAAACTGGCGTTTGTATAGGTGTGATAGCTAATTTACATGTTTTATGATGTTGAAAAGAGTTGTTAGAGCAGCACCGATCATAGAAAGTGTGAGTGCCCAATAAATGTTTGATAGGTTTTTACGGAGTCTAACAATGGTTGAAATTTCTTCCAGTTGTCTACCGGCAATTTCTTCCATCGTTGTTTTAAATTTTTTAAGACTGGCTATTTCTTCTAGTTGTTTACCTGAGATATCTTCAATCATTTGTTTAAACTTTTTCATTTCTTGAACATCAAGTTTCAAGTCATGAACTTCACTTTTTACATCTGGAACCACACGAACCTTTTTTTCAAGCTCTTCAATGTTTGTGTCCAGTTTGCTTTCAATAGCTTTAACACGGGAAAAGAGGCCGCTGTTTGGATCGTACAAAGCTTCCGAAACTTTATCAAGTTTCTTGCTTGATTCTTCCTGTTTTTCTTGTATGTGCTCGATCATCAAGCACAACTTGTCAAAACCTCCATTCAGGGCAGAGGATTCACCCATTTTCTTGATTAGAGTTTCAAGGAGTTCTTTTTCGGAAGTCGTAGCCATTACATTACCTCTTTGCTATAAATATAGTATTTTACAAAGGAATCTCATGTCTTCAAACAATATTTTTGTCGATAAAAAAACCACCGAAAACAGCTTGCTAAAAGCACTTTTTAAGCTAAAAAACAACCTTGAAAAGATAGAGTTAGCGATAAACCAAAACAGAACCTATTTGCAAAAAAATTCTTATCAATTACTTGTAAATTTACTCACTCCAGAAAACAACTGGGAGCGTATGCTTTTTAGCGAGTTAGCTCAAATGTGTTTTCAACTTGAACTAAAATGTCATGGAAGTAGCATTTATTTTCTTCGTGCCTTTGATCTGTTTGCAAAAGAGTATGTTAAGACAGAAAATCTCAGGTATCAAACCCTAGTGGAACATAACCAAGAAGAGAAGGAAAAATACCTAAATAATATTCTCAGAGTATGTTCTCCAGCATCTCCCTCAGATATTGATAACTTGATTGATGAAGTCTCTGGTGATGTTATTGTTGCGTCTGTCGTAAAGGAAGCAACCAAACTTGCCGGTATTGAAGGAAACGTTGTAGTAGAAGAAGGTAATGGCGACAATATTGTTGTCGAATTACAATTTGGTTACAACTTTCTTGTTCAGCCATTCAAGGGATTTATTCCTGCTATTGGTACATGGAATCGATCAAACGTAAAAGTTCTTCTTGTTGATGGTTTGATTGAAAAGGTATCAGAAATGGACAAGCTTTTATCAAAAAGTTTTGAAACAAAGAATCCATTTATAATTGTCGCTCAAGGTTTCTCTGAAGAGGTTATCGCTACCATTTGGAACAACAACAGTCGTGGTGTATTTGATGTGATGCCAATACGCCTTCAGCAATCCCTTGAAGCTTTGAATGTTTTAAACGATATTTCTGCTGTAGCAGGCGGCGATGTACTAAGCACTTTAAAAGGTGAAATGCTCATGTATGTCGATTATGATCAACTACCTACAGTTGAACGTGTTTCTATTACGAGCAATGTTTTGACTTTGCATAATAGCAGCACCCGTGGCAGAGTGCTGTCTCACTTGAATTACTTGAATATTCGTAGAAAAGAGCAACAAGAAAACGCTGTAGTTACAGACCTTGCCGATTTAACAACAAAAAGAATACAAAACTTGTTGGCACATGTTGTTACTATTACTCTTCCAAAAAAAGACAGTGCAAAGAGAAAAGCCTCTATCGACAATGCGATTAGAGTTTGCAGAACAACATACACTTATGGGTTTATTGAACCTTCTACTGTTAAAGTTGAAAACTTGAATCAAGTTTGGCAGAAAGTTCACAAGGAATTAATAGGAAACCTAGATGTTAAAGTTGCTAGTGTCCTACCATATTTTGCTTGTGGATTTGCTGCGGATCTAGCTGCGGGCTATTTTACTAGCGCCGGGGCTTTGATGAAGGATTAACCTTTAAGGGTTTCCAGAATTGAGCAAGCAAGAGTATCGTGATTCTTGCGAGAGAGATACAGAGGAATTGCTGGAACGCTTTCACAGAGTTGAACAAGTGAAGAAATAGGAAGTGAAGCTAGTTCTGTTGCAAGATTCTTTACTACAAGGGTAGTATCACCTTCTACAAGCTTGTGTGTTTCTGAACGTTTAACACAAAACTCCAGAAGTTTAACTGCATCTTTACGATAAACGCTAGCTAAGCTTTGTTTGTTATCGTGTTTGGTAGCTAATATTTTTACTGCTTCTTTTACGCATTTACCAAGAGCTTCTGACAAGAAAGCATAGTTGATCATTGCAGATTCAATATTTTCTGCTTTTGTGTTGCTTTCTAGCAGTGTATTTGTATTTGCCTTTACAAACATATAAAGGGTTGGTACATTAGCTTTAAAGGCTTCAGAAACAGTTTCTAAGCGTTCAATTTTATCAGCAGTGCTAATTGTTTGACTGTGTTCTTTTAGGAATGCATCAAATGGGTACACACCTTTTTCAAGCAAGCTAACACGAACTTCCATAAGTTTTTCTGCTTGATGTTTGCGATAGATTTCACTTAACTTTGTGGCCATACAGTAGCTCCGTTTTCCTATAAGTAGCGGGATAATAACAAATGCGTTGAAAAATGTTATACGAAGGATTATGCTGGAGTTAACATGGAACTAAAAAAGAAAAGCATTTCTGTCGATGAGCTAATGCAACTCGACAAACAAACAGCAAATTCAACGTCAAACCAAGTTGAAGATAAACCAGAACAACCTAAAAAGTCTCCAAATGACAGGTATTATTTGCCTGTATTAAACTTAAACTGGAACCAAGATTGGCAATCAAAACCTGTTGATCAACGAAAGCATTGGACAGACAAAGAAGCAATGAGCACTTGTCTTGGCAATTGTTGTGGAGTTGAAGGTTTAAAAGGAGCTTGCTGCCATTTAGATCCTTTTGATTTGGAACATATTCTTGGACCAATTGATTCAGTGAAAGATGAACATTGGATTCAGGATACTGTTAAATGGTTTAGGAATAAAGGTATTCCTTTTACACGACAAGATCTTGTTATTGATTATGAAGAAGGAAAAATTATTGGAGAAACGCTGTTTAGAGAAAGTAATAACAATAACATCTTTCAACAACCAACAGCATACCCAATGCTTCGATTCCAGGTTATTGGACCAAGATATGCTTGTAAATTTATGAATCCTCAATCTTATAAGTGTACCATTTATGAAGTACGTCCAAAAATGTGCCGGACTTACTATTGTCAATACATCCAAACGAACTATCTTGTAAAGGCTAGCCCGCATCCAAATCGCTGGCAAAAAATGAGATAAAAGAAAGTAAAAAATCATGCGTAACTGGAAAGATGGAGACGGAAACACAATCGACGATGTTGCCTTGTTTGATTGGATCAACACCAAATGCAGTTCTTTTATGGCTACACCAAGCAATTATGAATTAATTGTTGGTGTTGATTCCCACCTTCATGGACATTTTTATAGGTTTATTACGGTGGTGTGCCTTTATGAAAAGGGAAGAGGTGGATTTTATTATTATAGCACCTCAGAACAAAATCGTCGTGAGTTTAAAGGCACATATCCAGTGCGTGTACGTGCTCGCATGTTTCACGAAACAACACTTGCTATCGAACTGGTAACTGATATTCAAGAAAAAACCGGTCGTAAACCCATTGTTCATATTGATGCCTCACCACCAAACACCGGAGAACTAACATCAATGTTTTCAGATCAATTGCGTGGATATGTTGTAGCGTCTGGTTTTGAAGCTGTTCTTAAACCATTTTCCTTTGTTGCAAGTGGTGTAGCAAACAAGCATTCAAAATAATTCTCTACAAAACAATACATTTACTTGAGGTTGAAAAATCATTATAGCATAGCTACGAGGATTAATTTATGAGTGACCAAACCAGAGTAAAACTAGACACAAAGATCGAACAAGAAATTCATCGTTTTGTTCGATCTATTTCCGAAGGCGTATATGATCGACTAAACATCTATGTTCGCAGAAACGAAATCCCGGTTGAACCAGATGTTCTAAATGCTTTGCTTACTACAATGCAAGCGTCTATTACAGAGTTTGAAATGAATGGACTTGATCATTTTCACAGAAACATCAAACAGGAACTTGATGCTTATGTTGGTGAAGAAAACCCTACTTCACCACCGCCAGTAGTAAAGGCAAAGGAGACTACTACTCCTCCAAAAAAAGGAGTAAAGACCGCAACCTTCTCAGTTTGAAAAATCTGGTTGCTGTTCTTTTACTTGTCATTTTCTCACTTATAAAATTCCATGCCTGAATTCATCAAACATCTTGTTGAATGTAACTGCATTCTAAAACAGTTTGAATTGATAGATCCTCCTGTTTTTCATAAGTTCATTGTATTTTCCATTATAAATGATGACGGAAGTATCAAACCACATTTTGCTAAATGCAATAACTGTGGAGCTGTTCATCGTGTTGTTGAAGTTGGGGCTTCTCAATCTTTAAAAAGAGAAACTGCACCCAACCTGCCAACAATAGATGAAATAAAAACTCAGTTGCCACCAAAGCTTGTTGATCTTCTTTCGATCTACAATCTAGAACTTCCAACATGGCAAGAAGTAAAGTTTGTGTATGAAAATGAAAGATGGGAAAAACCTATTATCTTAACAATAGAAGAAGAAGGTGGCGAAAAATATGGCAAGTACCTTTTGATTGCTGGTAAGACACTTTGGACTATTAACACATTTTCTACCGAGGACGTATGAGCGATAAACAATTTGATAGTATGCTGACAGATGAAAGCCAAGCCGTCGAAGGTGAAGCTTATATTGTTCCGAACTATGTCGAAACAAAACTTTCAAAAGAAAAACGTATGCAATGCCGTGGGATTGTTAAAACGATCAATGACTTTGGTGTTTCGCAACGTATGAAGCTTTATTTGATCTATCTGCTTTCATTGGAACTTGAGAATCGTGATTCAATGATGAAGATTGCAAAAGTTGTTGGAGAGTGTAAAGATACTATTGAAGATAGCAAGTTAATCGTTGACAACCAACCAACCACCGGTAAAAAAATTCTTCTTGGTTAAAACTTTAATTTTACCTATCTTTTATGTTACCTTTGTAACTGGGTAAAATGAATAAAAATGTTCTGAATCTCTTTAAACAATCAATCTTAAAAAAGAAACAAGCCTTGGCAGAGGGAGATAGAAGCCCGCAACCCAAAGCGTCTATTAAAGATTTACCAACAAAACTTCGGGTAAATATTGGAAAACAGTTTGAGAATGAAATCATTCAAAAGCTTAAAACTCTTGGAGAGGTACAACTACCAAGTCTTCAACAAGATACAAGGTTTAAGCTAGATGGATTTATCTCCTTTACCGATCCGAGATTTGTTGGCTTTAAACAAAGCGTAGCAATCCAGATTAAACAACGAGTTCAAACTGGAGATGATGTTATCTTTGAAGTAAGAAAAGATTTTGACGCTGATATTATTGGTAGAGACTTGTTAGGCGCATCAGAAATCTACGTTGTGTCTAATAGACAAGGTGAAATTGGTATCTTTCGTACTTCTTTACTCAAAGAACTTGTTTCTAACTTACTTCTGAAAGATACAGAGAAACTAAAAGCATTCAAAGAAAATGAACCGTCTGTCTCTAGAAGTACAACATCCAATGGATTGCGAAAAGGATTAGTATCAGAAATAGATGGTGCTCAGTTGTGGGTAACAGAAGGTAAGCCAGTTTTTAACGAAGGGGAAAGAAAATTGATCGCATACATCCCTTTTCAGATAGCTGGGCCAATTGTTATTTTATAGTCTATCTGTTAACCACAATAAGTCTTTTTTCAACACCATTTTCTTTAATCAAAACAGTTCCACCAAATGAATTATGAGTTGTGTTTTCTTGATAAATCAACCCAAGTTCTGTGCGATCTAGTTTTGTTTTTCTAGCTCCTGTATGATCTTCAAAGTGAACAAGGTGACTAATCACTTCTTGATACAATCCGTCGTTACGTTTATGATATGAGCGTTCAATACTGGCTGAAATTTTCATGTTCCCTCCAGTATCGTTTTGTTGCTTATTATATAAAATGGTTAAATCAAGTCGTCAATAGGACGTTTAATCCACATACCATGTGCCTTGCCAGAGGCTTTTAAAGCCCTTACAGTGGCAGGACCGGGAACACCATCACAATCCTTGTCAGTAAACCCTAAAGCCTTCTGACGAGCCTTCCAGACCGCTTTATCGTCATCTCCATCGAATGCATAGGTTTCATATCCAGCAGCTTTGAGAGCTTGTTGCAACCAAGGGCCGGGATCACCTTGTCCACGGTTTGTAGTTTGATGATAATGACAATAGACTCCAATAACATCTCTACCACTGTTAGGGCCAGCAATACGACTGATTGTACCCTTTGGAGGACAGTTGTTTTTCATATCCCATGGAATCTGACGTTGAATACCAAGTTTAGCTGTTAAGAAATCAATAAACTGTACAGCTTTGGCAATCTGACCTTCATAAAGATCACCGTTATCATGTTGAACTAGTTCAAAACCACAGGAGTAACCGTTGACACTTGTTGCTTGCCATGTATAGTATCTTGCTGGATCGTTTTGAACAAGCCAATCACCATTCATATCACAAGTAAAATCCCAGGAAACTTCACGGGTTGTGTTGACTTGATATTTCGCTTGAGCAATGTCAATACTAGTATCTGGTCCAAGACCGGGAAGTAGTTTGCCAAGTTTACCATGAATGGTATGACAAACGATGCCACGAAGCCATGTGTTGCGTGGGCTTTTGTGCGATACTTCTTTTAAACCAAGAGCTTGCGCTTCTGGATCTTTCCAAGATACGGTTTTTACACCAGGAACTTGTATTAGTTGTTCATTTAGGATTATAGACATAAGAGAACCTCCTACCAGATAACTAGCAGGAGGTTCTCAAATTTTTAAATTAGGTTAGTATCAGGCTACTACTGCAAAGTGATGCCATTTTGTAGCACCAGCGGTAGCATCTGAACATACGAGAATTGCTCCACCTCTTGATGTACCTGCAACTACTGAAGTTAGCACAATTGCATCACCAGCATTACCAGCACCAATGATTCCACCTGATGCTGGATAAACTTTTTTCTGGTTAACTGTTGTGTTAAGGACCACAACAATTTGACCTAATGTTGGTGCTGCTGAAAGCTTAACACCTGTATCTGCTGCTCCTGCGCCAAGAAGATAAAGTGTATAACCTGTTGTTAGAGCAGCAGCAGTAGCCAAGTTTGTTCCAGTTGGTGTAACTGCTAATGATTTCAAAAGCAAAGAAGCAACGCTTGAAAGTGAAACATCACCAGAAAGAGTTGTTGCTTGTGAAATTGTAACTGCACTTGTAGCACCGGCTGCATCTACCGTTGAAACTACGCCTAGTGTTGAGTCGATTGTTGTTGAAACTGACATGTTAAAATCCTCCTACCTTTTCTTTAGGTTTGTGAATAAGTATATTTTGTTAAAGAAAAAACTTTTAGGTTCCACCTAAGCCGCTTATTTGACTGTTGCCAGCATTGATTTTACCAACAACTGTATTTCCAAATGTTCTCCAAGCAACAATACCAACCACGGCGATCAGCATGAGAATAATCACATATTCAACTGTTGAAAGTCCATCGGTGTTTTTTATTAACTTATTCATAGAAGCCTCCAACTATAAATAAGAATGCATTTTGTTTTACTTGCGAGGAAATGGAGGGTGAGGTGCCGAAGACGGCATTACTTTTGTAGGCATGATTTGCAAGTATTCTTTGCCCTTTTCTACGTTCCATCCTGCTTCAGTTAGATGTGCAGCCAAAGCTTCAATAACTTCAAAGCGGCAGTTCTTTACTGGGAATAAAAAAGGAAACCGTGTGTTGTGAACACGGGCGTTTGCTTTTAGAAAATACTGAAGTCTTTGTAACTCGGTATCTATTTCTTCTTGAATAGCGGCGTCAACACTATCCAGATATTCTTTACCGGTTAGCATAAACAAATCCTTTCAGATGCAAAACATACAGTGCATCTGATTATAAATAGTGTTGATCTTTCAAAAACGCTTTGTTTATAGGTGTTTTGTGATTAAGAGTTACCAGAACCACCTTCTTCACTTGTGCTGTTTCGAGAATCACTCCAGCGGCGACCAAAGTAAAGAGCTATAAGAGGTGTAAGAAATCCAGAAGCTGTGGTTACATCAAAACCTTTTACGTGTGGGATTTCAAACATTGAAAGTGTGAACCATAGAAGAGAAACAAAAAAAACCATGTAAACCATTGTAAAACTTAGACTTGGTTTGCCGTCACTGTTTTTTAAAAGTAATTCCATGACAATTAACTCCTTGTCGTTAGTGGGTTAATAATACATACACGCCGCTAACAGCAATCCCCAAAACAACACCACCACTAATCCAACCAACAGTTCGTAAAACGTTTAAAACTCCAGAACCACTGTTGTTTTCCAAGTTGCGAATAATTTGATTGGCAGAGTTTACTTGATCATCTCTATCTCTAATTTGAGCTTCAAAAAAAGCACGTTGAATTGCTGCGTCATTCCTGGCAATTGAAATATCTCGGATTGCTGTTGCTCCAAGAAGTCCAAGACTTGTAAGACGATTGATCTCGTCTGTTCTAAGTGTTGTATTAATATCAGATTCAATTGTTGCTTGGGCTGCGGCATTTAGGCATATTCCATTAAATGTTGTGGTTACAGCACGACCTTGTTCAATCGGAGCGACCGCAGCACCGGCAACAGATGGATACTGGTAAGTTTGAATACGAATAGAACGGATGTCTGTTGGTAGAGTAGGAGGGTTATAAACCGTCATGTCAATTGCAGATTGAACAGGCGCTGGAACACTTGCATATGACCTAACAGTTTGACTTGTAGAAGCACAACCAAAAGCAATTAAAATTGAAGAAAGAAAAAGAGTTTTCATGGTCGAGGGTTTACTTCTGGGAAGTGAACGATTGGGATATTGAACGTTGTGCTGACTGCGGTGGCCATTGCAAGTGGATCATTATGGTACAACACCATTATTTCTTTTATGTCTTTTTCTCTTTGGTTTGCCAACTTAGCTATGGCTTCATCATTGTCCTTTTTTATACTTGCAATCATTTCAGCGTAACGGTTTTCAACTTGCTGACGTTTTTCTATTTCTTGTTGTAATGCTGTTTGTAGTTGATTTATGTTTGCAGTATGAGTTGCTTCAACAGATGCACGTTGTTGAAGCAACGATTGTAACAAATCTTCTTTTCTCTTTACGAAAATAATCACATAAAAGGCACCAAAAATCAAAAACAATTGAGCCCAATGGAGTTTTAAAAAACTCCAAAACATAGCAAAACCGGTTTTAATTTTTAACAAAGTCAGTTCCATTTTTTATCAACACTTTCAGAAGAGGAATGTTTGTCCTCTTGTTCTTCATCTTCTGATGATTGATTCACAGTTTCTATTGAAAGACCCATGCTGTTTAACAACTCTTCCTGAGCAACCGAAAGATATGAAACGTTTTGTTGTATCTCATTCAAAATCAAACGATTGTTTAACTGCTCTTTGTATAATAAAGTTATACTACGCTCCAGAACCTGAAGTCGTTCTAGGAGAACCTTGTTATCAAACTCACGTAACTTTTCAAAAAGCTCAGAGATATTCACCTCTGTTTTAATTGCTGCTACCTCAGACTCTTCAACAGATACTTCTGGTTCTTTTTTCTTCTTAGGAGGCATTGCTCTTACTCCTTGCTCTTGAGTGGGTCTTTACTTTCCAAGGCGTTATAAATTGACTTGGAGTTAGTAAACACCATTTGTTTCTTATTGTTAGCAAGACGGTTTGTTTTTGCTGCTTCAAGCAAAGGTTTTATTGCTGGATCTTTATTTTCAACCATCATGATGGCTTGAGAAAAGAATTCTTGAAGAGAAATGCCGTTCTCAAACAAGTAACGTTTACAAGCAATCAAAGAAGCTTTGGGAAGCAAAAACCAAAGACCAAACTTGACACGTTCTTCAAGTTGCTTAATTGACATATACTACTTCGTTGAGCTACCACCCGAAGGAACTCCACCACCGCTATCAGGGCCAGAATTGGCTGCCGTTGGTGCTTTTGGTGTTTGTTCTTCTTTTTCCATAGGTGTTTTTGGAGTAAGGTCAAAGTCACGTTGAAGAATACTCATTAGTTCTTTTGCAAGGCGAGCAGAATAGTTCTTTGCAACATAGTACATCGCACGATTCAATATAACAGTTTCTGGATCTACCAAAGAACGGTAATTGTTTACCAATCTTGCTACACCTTGAGCAAACTTACGAATGTTAATAAAAGGCACCGGGGCCACTTCTGCCGCTGCTCCAGGCTCTGTGCTATCGCCAGCATCATCACCGCCAGTATCACCCCCAGTATCGGCTGGTGCGTCGCCCCCAGCAGGAGCATCCCCAACGGGAGGTGCATCTTGTTCAAAAAGATAACTTACAAGCGAAAGTTTGTTTTCACCGATTTGTTTTGGGCCAGATACAACTGGTTCACCGTTTAGAGGAACAGATTCTTTTTCGTATTGAAGAAGATAACGATCAATGATCTGATCAATCGATGCATTTTTTTCTGTCACCGAATCTGCAACGTTTGGTTGTTGTAGAATACGTTCTGGTGGAGGGGTATATGGTGGTCCCTTGCTTTCTTCGTCTTGTTCACGAAGAAGTAAAAAGTCATTCTTGCGGCGAATAGTTCCTCTAATCATAGTTTACCTGCCAAAACTTCAACTGGAGGCATAGCAGAAGATCCAAGTGTTATACTGCGTTCTTCTTTGTCACTACCGATAGTTGGTTGAATAGCATAAACTTGTTGAAGTTTTGCCATCTCAGCGGCGAGCATTCGCATCTCCACAACGTTCCAGTTAATTTCTCTCATGCTTCTGTTGAGATACTCCATCTTCTCGCCGGGGAAATCATAAAACCAAGCATGATGCCATGTATCAATCACAAGGACAGGAATGCACATCAAAGGTAAATGCATTGTGTGGCCTTCAATGAAGGTATTGAAATAACGTTGTTTAAATGGATCGTAATAACAAACAGTCCAACCTTCTCTTGCAGCCATGCCACAAGCACGGAAATCTATTTGCCATTGATCAAACGTTCCCCAATCTCTTGATAATCTCATGAAGGGAATAGAATCAGCACGAATCTCACTGTTGAGATCCCCAGAGTTTGTAAAGTAAAGTTCATGAAGCTTAACACCGTTCATGTTATGAACTTCATCTTGTTTTAATCTACGGAACTCTGAATCGTTGTTGTTGTCTGCATCGTTGCGAGAAACTGTATCTAATTTACTGGAGATTTTATTGAAACTGTCAACATAGCTCTTGTAAAGTTTTTCATGATTTTCTTTTGTTGTTGGTGATTGCACATCACCTTTCATCACAAAAGTTCTTGGCATGATGATAACAGCTTCTTTTAACAGCTTTTTACCAGCATCAACAACCTGCTTTATTACAGGCTTTTCTAAGACTCCGCTATTCCCGAGTACATTGCCAACAGCTTCTTGAATAACTTTTTGCAAACGTTCTTTGTCTAACATTTTTGTGGTCATGCGCTTACACCTTTGCTCATAAATATAGAACTTACCGGGTTATCTTGTTTCTCATTTTATCTTCTTCTGGAAACGTAAAATCCCAATCATCTTCTGGACTGTCCACGTCCAAGTCCATTGTGTCAACTATGTCTAAAAACCCAGCATCTTGTGCAGCAACACCTGTTCTGGAAACTCTTCTCGGATCATCTCCCAGAGTTGGAATAGCACTTTGAGCAGATGGACCTGTTTCGAAAAGTATATTATATAGTTTGGTCATGTCACATAAGTAGCTTTAGTAGCTCTTGAACTGGATTGTGTTTTATATCTTTCTTTTTCATGTAAGCAACACCGGATGCATTAACAGTCCCATAAGCTAACACTTCTTTTTGATAATCATAAGGTGAACCACCTACAGAAATATATTTCATCGCAGCGTCAACGTTGAAAAAGAAATCGTTCGAGGTTGTCTCGCACTTTGCGAGAACTATATAACCATCAGAACTTTCTTTGGAAACAGATTCAAATCTTGCTTGACTATAGATTTTAATCGTAGCTTTAGGATCAAGTGTCCAACCAGTGAAACTTGAATCGCTTCTTGGAGCTATAATCCCACTGCTTTCTACACCAAGATCTTTGTTAGGTTCCTTGCCAAGAATATTCTCAAGATTTGACTTCGATATGTCAATCAAAACTCGCCATGCCGTTGCAGAAGGAACAGAAAAATACTCACGATACTTTCCAGAATCGCTTATCTCTTTCATTTTCAAGGCAACTCGATTTAAGTTGGTTTTGGTGTTAAACGATGTATAGAAAACAAGTGCGTTATAGATATCTTTTTCTAACTGAGTGTCAGCTTCTTGCTCAATGTTTTGCCCAAGATTTTTTCTAATATCTCCAAAAACATATTTGCCAAGCACACCACCTTCGGGTTCGTCTGGTTCTTGTTTTGGTTTTACTGGAGCAGAAGCTTTTGGAATAAGCTTGCCCGTTCTGATATCGATATCATAATCATCCCAACTGTCAACTTCAAACAATATATTTAACAATTTAATCATAATCAGTAAATACATCCCTCCCTTCCCTTCTCTTGGTTATGTTCCACTAACCTATAATCCTTTTATGTTTTGGTTATCGATTGTTAAGATAATATAGAAAGGTTAAAAAAGGAACATTATATGCCTGCTGATGTGGTATTGGGTTTACAATATGGTGATGAAGGTTTTTTATTAGAATAAACTAGTTATTGATTAGAGGTTATATGTCTAATCAAACAGAATGCGTTGAATGTGGGTATGTTTGCCATAAAAACTATTTCGGCTCACATCTAAGAGTAAAACATAACAAATCATTTCAAGAGTATTACGATCTTTATCTTCGCAAACAAGATGAAGGTAAATGTTTGATATGTAAAAAATCTACATCTTTTCGTCAAGGTGGTGTTGGGTATCTCAAAACATGTTCTAGAAAATGCGCTTATGTGTTTTCATCTGCTATGCTTCAAAAAACCGAAGGTGTGAAGAATCGATTTGAGTTACAACCAATAAAAGAGAAAAGCAAACAAACTTTATTGCAAAAATACGGGGTAGATAATCCTTCGAAGTTACAAGATGTAAAGGATAAAAAGAAAGCAACATGCCTGCAAAACTACGGCGTTGATAATCCGTCGCAAGCAAAAAACATACTTGCAAAAAAACAAGAAACATGGCAAGAAAAATATGGTGCTTCAAATCCAATGCACCATAAAGAAATAGCAGCAAAAGCAGCATTAAACGGCGGCGGCAGAGCAAAAGCAAAACGTTATCAAACCAAGTTCGGCAAAGATATCATTGTTCAGGGGAGCTATGAAAAACTGTTCGTTGATTATTGTGAATCAAACAATATCGATGTAGAAAACGGTCCATGCGTTGAATATGAACACAATGGAGAAAAACATCGCTATTTTCCTGATTTTCAAGTCGAAGTGAATGGAAAGAAAAAAATAGTTGAGATCAAAAGCACTTACTGGTATTCTAAGTTCAAAGACTTGGTTGATGCAAAAAACCAAGCAGCAAAAGAATACTGTTCACAAAACTCATACGAGTTCGTGTTCATTATAAACGACAACAATAACAAAAAACTAAACTGCAAAAAGTTTGAGAAAGTAAAAGAGTAAAAATATGCCTGCTGATGTGGTCCTTGGGCTATCCTACGGGGATGAAGGGAAAGGTAAAGTAGTAGATTATCTAGCTAAGAACTATGAATATGTTGTACGTTTCCATGGAGGCAACAACGCTGGACATACACTTGTTGTAAATGGTCATCGTACTGCTGTTCATGCTCTTCCTTCTGGAGTTCTTCGTCCTTATGTGAATAACGTTATTGGAAATGGTTGTGTTGTTGATCTTTTCCAACTAGCAAAGGAAATCGAAGAACATGGTGGACCGTCGTCACTAAAAGGTCGTTTGTTTATTTCTCATGCTGCTCACCTGATCACTCCAAAAACTGTCGAAGAAGATCGTGCCACAGGGTATGTCGTAGGAACAACAGGCCGAGGCATTGGTCCAACTTATGCTGCCAAAATGCGCCGTACAGGTCTTCGAATCGAAGATATTCTAAAAGGTGATATCGAAGTGTATGATACGTTTCGTGAAGTCTGTGAGATTATTAGACCATTTATTTGCGATACCCAAGACTTGCTTCGTAATGCTCATACAAGCGGCGCTAATATTCTTCTAGAGGGTGCACAAGGCACAATGCTAGACATCGATCATGGCACCTATCCATACGTTACTTCTTCCAATTGCACGATTGGTGCTGCCCTGACAGGTACAGGATTAAACCACAAAGCTTTGCGTAAAGTGATTGGTGTTGTTAAAGCATATACAACACGGGTGGGCGAGGGTCCATTCCCAGCAGAACAAGCTAACGACATTGGAAACAAGCTAAGAGAGCTTGGTGGGGAATATGGAACAACAACAGGAAGAAACCGTCGCTGCGGATGGTTGAATATGCCTGATTTGCGTTATGCTTGCACACTTAACGGAGTGGATGATATTGTTATAACAAAACTAGATGTGCTTGATAGTTTCGATAAAATCCCGGTGTGCGTATTGCGGAGTGAATACCACACTATGCAAGGATGGAATACATCAACAAAAGGAATGCGTGATGGCCATAAACTTCCAGAAAAAGCTATGGATTACATCAATATGATTGAACGAGCACTAAAAACAAAAGTGTCACACATCTCAACATCTCCAGAAAGAGAAGATATGATTGTTCTATGAGCATTAGAGTAGCAAGAAACTATTGGTATAAAGTTTTAAATCATTATTTGGATGTGTTGCATTCACAATTTCTACATAAACCATTAACACCAATGGTTCAACATCAAGTTCTTTTAGAGTTTGAACGTGCGGTAGCTTTTAAACGTAGAACTGAAAGTCATCCAATTTGGCATGTTCCTCTTGTGGTAAAGTTTGATTTACCAACAAACAGCATACTGGTAGAACTAATTGATCCCGCCGACGTAGAGCTTATCTAAAAATCAAAAAATATTCTTTGACTTATTCCGAACCCTATGGTAAAGTTGTTCCATACCAACCAAATCGAGGTATGGAACATGACCCCAATCTTAGAATCTATTGAGCGAGCAGAAAAAATCCTACTAATGTACCGTTCAGAAACGGAATATGGTGGCACAGATTTTTCTCTTGCTCGGGATGTTATTACCGATTTGCTTCATTTGGTTGAAGAAAACAAGTTGGGACTCCCTGAAGATTTGGTTGAAACTGCTGTAGAAAATTTTATTGAAGAGCAAAGCGCCGAACACCCAGAATTTATCTGGGAAAATCAGTCGAAAAAAGAAAAAGAAAAAAGCCTTGATAATCCTGAAGAGGTTTGGTAGAGTAGAAACATGAGTAAAGAAAAGGTAACAAGACTGTCAGCCACTAAGGTTCCAGACACAGATCTTGGAACGGTTACACTCTCTCAAAGATATGAGTCGGTTTATAACGGTACTATCTTTGAACTTGGTGAGACTTACAAAGTTGGTAAGATGATGATATCACCAACAGGTATTCGTTACTACAAGGTTTTTGGTACGATTGAATGGCTATCCGATCATCAGGTTTGTAACGTAAACGTAAACAATATTCCTAAACTCCGTGCTGTAAAGATTTACAGCGCATAACACTAACCCACAACACAATAACTGTTCTAATAAAAACAAGGTAGGTAAATCATGGATAAGAATATTCTTCACTCGGTTCTTGAGACAATCAACGCTGGCCAAACCATCAACATCGCTTTTAATGAGCCTTTCTGTGCCCTTACAGGAGATTACAATGTCCTTGCTTCCAAGGTAGGTCGAGGACGTGGAGGTTCTCGGGTTATTGAGATTCAGTCCGTAAGCAATCCAGAAACTACTTTTGGTGCGCTTGAGGTTGATGGCAAGCAGCGTGCGCTTGGGACCGGGACTTCTGAATATATTTCTACCATGACCGTGAATGGTAAGGTTCATGGGCTGGAAGATCCAGCGGAGTCCAATCGTACTCCAAAACCCCGTGCAATCCGTTCTGATGGTACTGCTACTGCTCCCGTAGCTCGCACCTCAAAGCGTGAAGCAAAGGTATCTGCAAGCACAGCGATTGGAGAGAAAGTCGCAACTGCTCTAGGTGATGTTCTTGCGAATAACCCAGATAGTGTATTTCGTCTTACGGGTCGTGGAGTGAACTCTCCTCTTACGGGTGAATGGCGAGTAACCTCGTTTGTTCACGAGAACAAGATTCTACGTATGGAATGTGTAGACAACAACAACTCTGAACGCAATCTATCTTTTGATTCGTCAGTTGATGGTCCAAACCTGAAGGATGCAGAAGTTCTCTTTGTTAGCTGAGCATATTACGCAGAAGATTTTTCATCTTCTGTTTGATAGCTAACTGCTCTGGAGATAAACTAGGTGGCTCTGGTGCTCTCATAACGGGCATTGGAGCCATCTGCATTTTTGGTTGTGGAGTGGTTTGCGTAGATGATTTCCATAATGCGTTCTTAACAAACTCTTCATCTAACTGTTTTACAATATCTTCAACTTTTGTTTTTTTAACTTGCTGCCTTGGAATCGGGGCAACAGCTTCAAGAACTGCATCAAGAGCGGAATCATCGTCAAAGGCATCAGGAGCCTCATTAGTGGCTTCTGTTTTCTCTTCGGATGTTTGTTCGTCTAAATCTTCTTCTGGCTCTATTAAGCCTTCTAGGTTGATTTTACACGATGCTAGAGCTGGAGTAAGCAGTTGAGTTTCAAGCAAGACTTCAACTTTAAGAATATATGTTTGTTTTGGGTTAAAAATGCAAAGTTGTTCTGGTAGAATAAAAGAAACATGTTTTCCATCATCTACAAGACGAGCAGGTAATGTGACACCGTGATCTGTTTTGTCTTGAATAATAACACGGCAAACAGCCAAAGATTCATCTTCCTCTTTTGCAACTTCTTCTAAGATGCTACAATATGGTTTACTAATAGGAACTAAAGTAATGTGGTCTGGCGTAACTTCCAGAAGGGTAAGGTCTTCTTGCATTCTATCAACCTTTCAGAATGCCACGACGAAAAGGAACCCCATATTGTTTTGTTGAAGGAGGAGGTTGTGCAGGTTGATGGTATTGTTGTTGTGGAGCTTGATATTGATAATGACGTTGATCGGTTATTAGTTGACGACCACCGGCATATGTTCCATTACCACCATTTATTGCTTCTCTTGCAACAAGTAGAGGACCAAGTGATGACATTGGTGGAGATTGTAGTTCCACCAAAGAAGTCATTAGGTGTGGATTGTTTTGGATCTCTTGAATGTTTACCTGCGTTTGATGTTGAGGAATAACATAAACGTTTACATTGTTACGAGCAATGAATTGCTGAGTTGCAAGTTGCGTGTTCACAACACCGATTTCTCTTGCTAGAATCATTCCATTTCCATAAGCTTGATGAATGGGACGATAAACAGGATAACCTTCCAATAAGGTAACAGTTTGATTGTTACCTTGTGGTTGGATTTGAGGTTGATGTTGATGAATGCCGGGAAGAGGTGCTTGCCCGTTTTGTTTTCCAAAGATTTGATTTAAATCTGCTTCTGGAACTTGAGATGGGATTCCCATTTCTATTTGCTTTTTTTGAATTGCATTTTGGAAAGAGTCCATATCAATATTGACTTCATAATCTCCACCCCTTGAACGATCCAATCCGACACTACCAAGGTGAGCAGGAGAATAAAATGGTTGTTGTTGACGAGACTCAACAAGGTTTTTGATATATGGATCATTAATTTCCGCAGGTTGTTGTGGTTGAGTGTTTACCTTTTGATCCAAACAAGAATTTGATCTTTGATTATTATGTTGTTTCGTAACAGCCCTTTGCTGCATACGTGAGCGCATTGTTGCATCAAACCACTGTTGGCTACCATTATCTTCATTAATTTTAGACATTTTAATCAGCTCCGTAACTGTAATTATAATATAACCACATGACCACGTTGGACATTACAAACCCAGATGTTTTGATGAAGTTATATAAAAACCTGGATACAGAAGCCAAGACAAGACTTGTTTTGGCTTCTTTGAAAGGTATTGTTGGATTTTATGATCAGTTAACTGTGGAATGTTCTTTGGTTGTAAACCAAAAGAAATAATCAACGGGATGTAGTTACAAACCCACGTTTTGCAAGGATACGTTCAAGAAGAACTTCTTCCGATGGGGATACATCAAATTGAATCCGAGCGCAGGAAGAATCGATATCTTCTTTGATGATACGTGCAGCAGGCAAGGTTGCTTTTAGTTCACGTTGAACGGCAACAAAGTCACCGTGTACATCTTCACGTTTAAAGAATTTTGGATAATACTTCACAAAAAGATTCTTGGTAGCTTGGTGCTCTTGAATCGCACGCATACTGCTATCATCACGAAACTCGCTGCGGAGTGGATTTGCATATCTAAGGCTCATGTTGGTTTTGATACTCCTGAATCTTAAGTAGATTTACCAGTGTTTTTTTCTAAAGCTTTGGGAAAAAGATCGTTCCAACAAAGATAAGACAGGTCAACCCCAAAACAACGAAATTCATAAACACAACAATTTTGTCTAAACTGTCCATTTGTTCACGCTACCTTCTCCAGTTGGTCTAATGTAAAGATATGAATGGCAACGTCACCAGATAAATAAAAACCCCGACTAGACCAAACAGACTTTCCATCTCTGTATATACCATTCAATTGTTCAATGGAAGTCAACATAATGATTTTGTTAGAAGATACATAACCTAAACCATCAAACTCTGTATTTTTAATTTGATAAAGCGATCCAATCTCTACATTTTCATTTTCCATGTTGATATGTTAGAGTAAACATAACTAGGAGTTTATATGACTGAAAAAAAAGAAAAACAACCTACAGAACAAGAAACAAAACAAGCAGCTTCATTCCTATGGGATCTTATTCTCTGGGTAGCTGGGAGCTACGTTCTTAAAACATCTTGGAACGTGTCTCTACGACATATGTTTCCAAATATTCCTTACATGGGATTTGGAAATGCCGTAGGAATATTGACATTTGTTTATATCATTGCTCGTGTTGCGGCTCTTGGTTTTATGGCAGAAGTACAACGCACAGCAGCAATGGCGATTGAAATCGTCAATGAAACTTTAAAGAAATTTCCCTTTGGTATCAGAATTAAACAAAGAGAAGAGGAAGAAGGCAGCGATCAAACGCCGATAGATATGAATTAACCAATCAAGTAACGCAAACGTAGTACGTTGCCTACGCTGTTACGTGTTTCACGAAGATAACCAATCAATGCTGTAACAATACGCTTACGTTCTGTAGCAGTTGGATTGTTTAGATAATTTTCACGAAGAAGTTCTTCGCCCTCGGATGCAAGCTTGTCAGCATTCTCAAACGTTTCATTTAAGAACGTTTCAATTTTCTTGTTATAAGCACGAAGCTCGCCAGACTCACCGGCTGTAAGCATAAGCTGATCAATATCTAGAGCTTCCTTGATGGCAGCTTTTAGTTGTGTACGTGTCTTGGTGTCCATGTTGCTATATCCTTTACCGATAAGTATCTTATGTCCGGCTTTTCATCCAAGCATCAATTAGGCTTTTATAGTAACGCTTTGCTGCCGAAGCTTTTTTTTCATCCTTGATCAAGTAACCAAGAATTAATGCAACCCCATACGAATCTGTAGATTCTATTGGATTCACACCCTTGTACTTAGTCATGTAGTAATTCATCTGGTCAAGAACATTTTTGTCTGTAGGACGTTTGTTATTGTTCATCAAATCTAAAACAAATTTTGCTTGTTTAATCAAAGATGGATAAACATCATCCCGCACCTTTGAAGCGAACTTCTCGGACTTGACCTTTGCAGTTACTGCCTTCTCTGTAAACAGAATTTCTGTTAAATAAACCATGAATCTTAAATAGAGATCATGACTGTTTTCTTAATACAAGAGGATTATCTTCGGGTTTGATTTTCCAATGTTCTCGCTCTAAAGGAGGAGTCTCCCCTTTGCGAAACCACCCAAGCTTTCTACCCACTGTACTGGAATATACGCCTATGATAGTAATGTCTCCAGTATGAACAAGATTATGGCAAAGAGAACACAAAACAGCTAAGTTATTCAAGTTGTTTGAACAGCGTGGATCACACTGGGGAATTATATGATGAATGTGTAGGGCAGCAGGATTAGAAAAACTACAAACCTCACATGAGGTTTTTATTAGCTTTTCACCTGTTCGTTTCTTACGTTGCATCGAGGTAATAATCAATGCAAGCATGAAGCGTGTTTTGATGAATGTCCAGAACCTTCTTTAGTGGAGTTTGATATCCACCCGCAAGGTTCCAAACAATTGGCTTTCCAAGCTTCCTAGCAACCTTGAAAACAATTTCGTCCCGGCGATGCATTTGCTGGGTAGTTAGATACCCACCCAAAGGATCTTCAATATGTGGATCTGCACCAGCTTGATAGAACATTACATCTGAATTATAAAACTGCTCAGTCAGAGAATCTTCCAAACCATCAAGCCACTTGTTAAAATTCATGTTCCTTGAAGAGAAACCACCAAAGGTAAGATGTTCAATCAACTCTTTACCTCCCTTAACGGTTTCAATAATATCAACGGTCCCATCACCATAATGGGCATCAAAATCAACAATTCCAACTTGTTGAATTCCCAAACGCTGCTGCAATAGGAAAGCAGCAATCATCAAGCCATTAAAAGTACAAAAGCCATGGCAGCTATCATATCCACTGTGATGAAAACCGCTTGTGGGGCTCATTGAGACAGTTTTATTTTCGATTGCATACTTGGCCGCATAAAAGAAACTGCCGGTTGTATAAGGCAAGCTAGCGGCCACAGAAGGCAACTTATTACCAAATCCGTTTGATCGTTCACACGAAAGAATATCTCGCACCATTTGAGGATCATGAGCAACACAGATATCTTGTTCGCTAAGAGGATTCCAAGTTGATACAACCTTTACTCTTGCATTCTTGCTAAACAAGTTTACAACATGTTCCGGCTTCCCCGCCGATGGAGAAAAAGATGAATTGTCACGAACAGTTTGTGCAGGATTGTAAAAGATAGCCAACTTTTCCATGTAAAACCTCTCTTTCCTCCCCAGGATAACACACATGGGGAGGAATATAAAGAGATATTTTTTGGTATTAAGTGGCTAAATTTAGATTATTATCTTCTGGAGAACATGGTGTTCATACGACTTGGGTTGCCACCAATGGATGAAAACATGTCAACAACACGAGAGCCAAAGCTCTTTAGAGCTCTGCCTTGAACTTTTTGCATAGTGTCTTCAAGAGAAGTCAAAGCTTCGAAATTACTTGGATTAGTTGCCATTCCAATATTATTGTCAACCAGATCTGGATCTTCTGTTACTTCAGAAGCAAGTCTTTTTGCATTAAATCCTGGGACTTTAGCAAATTCTTTTTGAGCCAATCCCGCAGCAGGACTTGTACCAAAGAAACCTTTGGGGGCTTTAAGTTTTGCTTTGTTTTCGTCGCTAAAAAGGCCGAGATAAGCATTAATAAAGCTTATAACTTTTGGCATTTCTTTTTGATATTCGTCAACCAGTTCTTCTCTGTTTTTTGTCAATTCTGATGCACGACCTTTTGAGGTTTGCATGGCAGGAGTAAGTTGTCCAACTTTTTTGCCAGAAGCATCACGAACAACGTTTGCTTGTGGATAATATGGTTCTTCTACTTTTTTGTTACCAAAACCAAACAAGCCTTCACGAATAATATCTTCTGAAAGATCTTCTTCCATAGTGCCATAAGTGCCGCCACTGCCAACAGCACCATAACCACCTGAACCATAACCAGCATGAGCGGTGTTTTTCCCAGCCTTAAAACCACCAGCAGCCGTTGTTGCAGCAGTCTCTTCACCTGAAATTGCGTCCATAGCAGCGACGAGATCACCCATGTTTAGGGTTCCAAGGAATCTACCAATCTCGTTGTCAGCGTTGTTTTGTTCGATTGTTTTTAAAATAGCAAGGGTTTCTTTTGTTCCCTTTTCATAAAATTCCAACATCAAAAGAGCACCATAGGCTCCAACAAGACGATGATATTCGCTAATGAAGTGTCTTGCTTTTTTTTGATAAGATGGGAGATGTTTGTTTTCTTTGAGGAAACAAACTTTTTTTGCTTCTACAATCAAGCTGTTAAGCTCTTGCAAGCGAGCTTTACGGGCTGCTCTAACTTGTGATTTCATCGATGTATTCATTTAAACCTCGTTGGTAAATAAATACACCCTTCTGTTTGTTTTTATGTGTTGGTTTTAAAATATCGTCGTGTATGGAAGTTATAACCAATTTTTTCTGCCGCATTTAGAGTTACTTCGTTGTAATGCTTTACAAGACCACAACAAGAACACTTAAACTTATTAGCCCGATGCTTTTGGAAATCCTGTAGAGTTTTGATATCTGAGAATGCCCATGGAGTGATCAAAACATTCCAATCGTGGATTCCAAAAAGTCTACAAAACATCCATGTAAAAAACAAATGGATCTTGTGCTTTGTGGTATCAAAGAAAGAAAAGTTATCCCAGTTATAACTGTGGAGCGAGATTTCTTCAGAAGAATCACTGGTGTTATGATTGTCCATAACACCATGATATTTTTTAAGAGGAAATAAGTAAAGGATTTTTTGAAAAACTTGCTGTCAATATTGCATGACGCAGTTATCAAAACGGATTGTAAGAGAAATTTCGTTCATTGCCGAACCGTCTTCATATGAAAGATCACCGAAGCCAGCGGTTGTGCAGAATGCACCCTTGATATCCCAAAGTTGGATTACTGTACCAACTGGATCTACAAGCTTGAGTTGAATGTCACGCTTGTAAAAGTCTGGGTAACCGGCACGACCTGACACAGATTCGTAGCAAAGACGAATCCATTCCATTACTTGCTGTGCGCCCGAAGGAGCAATTGGATCGTGGAGGGTGCAAGCAAGTGTGCCGAAGGTTGTTTTACCTGCGACATAACGTGTTGCGTTCATCCAGTTGATCGTAACTTCTTCTGTTGAAATTTCTGGACGGGCTGCTGTCTTGATTAGGAATGCGTCAATACCTTCAATAGCGAAGATAAAGTGACGCTTCATTGTGGGCGTAAACTTCGCCGGAAGCATTTCAGGTACTGATAGTGTCTGGGCCATTTTGAATTCTCCTGTAAACTCTATTTGTAAATATTAACTTGTTTATATTTCTTTGTGAGAACCCGCTCAACCACCCACAAAGTTATTGCGGTTTGTTACCACGAAGTCGATGGACAAGAATTCCAACGAGGTTGTTGGGATAAGGAAGATCTTGCCACGAATTGTTTTGTTATCAAGATCTGCTTGTGTTGTGGTTGTTGAGTCAATTATAACCTTGTATTTCTCTACACCACCACGGGCTTGATAACGTGCCATGATTGGTTGAACTGCTGCGTTAAACGAAGCAAGTGTTGAAGCTTGTGCTGGTTCGAAGAGGAATTGGTTTGCGACTTGACGAACTTCACGACGAATTGCAATCAAGAGTCTTCTTACGTTGACACGGTTGAGCAAGCTATCTTTGTTGAGAAGAGTCTTTTGACCCCAAACAACTGGGCCAACTCCTTGCTTCGAAAGAAGTGGGTTGATACGTGCGACGTAAAGTGAATCGGTTTGTTCTTTGTTAAGACGAATACCGAAATCAGTTACGTTGCTTAGTGTGCCACGGTTGTAGCCTGCTGGTGCGTTGAATGGTTGGCCAACTGTATCATTCTTAGCATATGCACCAAGAACTGCAACAGATGGTGGAACACGGTAAGTTACACCGTTGTCTAGACGAATGTTTACGTCTGGGAAGTAGGTCGCAGCAAACGAACTGTTAACAGCACGGCTCACAAAGTTTTGCGAGGTTTGTGTTACGCTGATACCGTCAACTGCTGAACCTGTGAGGATCAAACCACCTGTGTCGCATTGTTCTGGGTCCATGATGTAGAAGCAATCAAAACGATCTTGTTCAACGGCAGTGATTGCAGCATCTGTTATATAACGATCACGGATACCTGGAACAGTTAGAAGTTGGATGCTTACATCGTTCACATCCGAAATTATTCCAAGTGAAGTCATGTAGCTTGCTACGGTTGGACCAGCGGTAAGACCACGGCTTGTGAACAAAAGTTCTTGAGCAACGGCAGTGTTTGTTAGGTAACGAGTGTTGGTATCAAACACACGCACACCATCAAATCCACGTTCAAGGTAGAACGAGAATTTAGCAAGAGCTTGTACGGAAGCGTTTCCTGTTAGGTCGCTTGGTTGTAGTGCTCTACCTGCTGAACTTGGTGTAATTCCACCGGCACGAACATAAGACCAGTTAAGAAGACCAGTTACCGAGGTATCTGGAAGTCCTGTGCTTCCTGTTACAATACGAACTTTGTCAAGACAGAAGAGGTTGTTGTTGAACTTGTCGCTATCAAGAATGCCGCTATCTGCTGTAGCTGCTATACCATGATTATCGTATACAGCAAATTTTACTTCACCCGCTGCACCAAGGTCTGGATAATATTTGGTAAAACCATCAAAGCTTGGGTTATAAATTGTGCTACCATTTGGATCTGCTACACTTGTTTCGTTTTGGAAGTGAACACCCCAGTAGAAGTTTGTATCCACACCAGAGCTTGCTGCTGCTTTTTTAAGACTTAGGCGCATTGGAACAGGTGGTTGTGCAGCATTGTATAGAGGAACGTCTCCAGCGGCTGCTGCGAAGTATGGGAAGGCAGGATCAAGCAAGTCACCTTGTTTGATGTTGTAAAGTGAGCTTGAACCACCTGTTACAAGGTGTTGTGGACCACGGAAACCGAATGGTACGATTGAAGCATCAAGTTCACCCGAATCAACTTCTGGCATTACTTCCACACGTACATAACGTGATTGGTTTGGATAATCACCAACTGTTGTAACTTTTTGTGACTGTGAATCGGTATCAAAGTTAAAGAATGTGGTTTGTGTACCGATACGTTTTGCAATGTAATTTGGGCTGGATGGGTCAAGTGTCAAGTTTGTAAACGATTCCAGAATTACAAGAGCACCAACTTCATCACGGTCATCAAAACGACGAACAAGAACATCAAATGTTCCGTATGGTTGTGTTGGAATTCCTGGGCGAATGTTTAAAACAGAGAGTTTGACACTTCCGTTGCTGCTTTCACCATCTGAAAGGTGATGGAAACGGAAAAGGTTGTAGTAAGTTCCACCGAAGTTTTGCGAGATAACCCATGAAGAGAATGCATGTTCGTAACGTGTTCCAAAGTTTTCCATGTTTGGAGTTGTTGTTGAGAACTTGTTGGAAGTATGGGTTGCAGCAGAACCGGAGCTTGGAACCAAGAATGCGATGTTTTGAGCGGTTCCAAATGCAGAGCCGCTTTCTGCAACAACGATACCGGAACCGGTTGGAACAGCCATGGCTGAGAAGAGATCAAAGTTGCTATAAAGCAAGTGGCCAGCTTGTTCTGTTTTTAGTGGATCTGTGTTGAGTACAGAAGCAAAGTAGTTGATTGCTTGTGGGTCAAAGCTTGCGGTCAAAACGTTTGGATATTTGAGATCTAGACCTTTGTGGCCGTTAAGAATCATAACAAAGTTTTGCTGACCACCTGCAAGTTCTACAGAGCCTGTGAATGCACCACTGAAACTTGATTCGGATGCGATAAACGAAGATGCTGGTGCTGCTGAAGGCGCTGCTGCCGAGGAGAGACGGAGCACAACACCAGAAGGAGCAAACAAAACACCACGAACAATTGGAGTAGCAGCAGTTGAGCTTTGGAGTCCAGCATCAGAGAAAACAGTTGAACCAACCGATTGACTCATGAAACAACCAAGAACATACGCCGAACCTGTGACGGAACCTACCGTTGCATATGAGTTGTTTCCGAGGTTGCCTTCGCCTTGTGGTTGCTTGGCACCCACAACGAAACCAGCAGATGTAACAGTTCCATTTGATTGCTTAGCAGAGCCATCACCAGCTCCAAGAACACGTACTTGAACAAGTGGTGTTGATGTGTTACCAAACCATTCACGGGCTGATAAAAAGCCTAGTGGAGTGTTTGCATTTATTCCACCAAAAATATTTGCCCATTGCGACAATGTTGTTGTGAAAACTGGAACAAAGGCAGGGCCTTGAACTGTTGGTGAAATCACACAAGCAGGAATGCCTGTTGGTGTGAGGTTGATTGTTTGACCGCTGATGTCGATTTCGTTTGCTATAACGCCAGCACTTCTGAATACGTTTGCCATTTTGTTAATCTCCTAAACGTTATCCATAAATAGCGGAATAAAAAAAAACTGCTGCCTTTCAGCAGCAGTTTTCTTTCCTCTTAAGTTAAGAGTGGTTTCAGCCTAGTTGAACACCGCTAGGTAGAACAATGAAGTCCATTACAATGTATTCAATTGCTCTAGTTGGAAGAATGCGAATTTGTGCATTCATGCGGTTTCCATTAACATCTTCCGATGTGTTGTTACGTTGATCGCAGATAACGAGGAACTTCTCGATACCTTGACGGAGTTGAACACCGGCAAGAACGATAGCTGCTTCATTGACAAAGCGAGCACGTAGATCTGGTGTGTTTTGTTCGAAGAGAATACGGTTGCCAATAGCAACAATTTGACGTTTCACTTCAAGCAACATGCGTTTAACGTTGATAGACTCTAGAGCACTGTTTGCTTGTTGCAAGGTGTTTTGTGAGAAGAACACGTAGTTCTCTCCAGGGAATTTAACGATTGGGTTAATGTTTGCATCGTAAAGAGCATTACGATCTGCTTGGTTTACTCTTACCGAGGTAAGTTGAACAAAGGAGAGCGAACCACGATCAAATCCTGCTGGTGCAAACCATGGGAACTTCACACGGTCGTTATAAGCAAGAGCAGATAGTGCTGCAACCGATGCTGGAAGTGTCACACGGCGAGTGTTCACGCTATCGTCGATTACAATGTTTGGGAAGTAAGCTGCGGCTGCGTTGTTGTCTACTGCACGGGCAACAAAGATGTTTGTTGTTTGTGGAATCGAAACAAATCTGCCGGTATCGCCATCAAAGATACGACCATTTGTGATACCGTTCTTGTCAAACGATTCAATATCCATTGGGTAGAACGAAAGAGCGTATTCCAAGTTCTTTTCCAAAACATAATCTGTTACCAGTGGATCACGTTGACCGGGGATAAGCAAGATGTTGTTGTTGGCAATGCTTGGGTTTGTAGCAATTTGTACTGCTGTACGATATGCAATAACGTTGCTGTTTTCTGCTCCAAGTGAACCTGCACCAGTGTAGTTCACACCGTTAGCGCCTGGGGAAACATAATTTGGATGAGCAAGACCGTATTTTGTTCCACCTTGACGTACAGAAGTTGAACGATCTGTAAAGCGTGCAGCTTCCTTGTCGAATATGTTTACGCCATTCCAGCCGCCTTGCAAGAAGGTTGTGAACTTAGCGTATGGCGAGAAGTTGTTGAACAAGATTGCCGAGCCGCTGTTTAGAAGCGAAGCAAATGTTACACGGTCACCATAGTTTGATGCAACATAGGTTGAAGGATTAAGAGCGGCGTCACGCAAATATGCTGCTTCTCTCATGTATGTTCCAACCGAATTGGTTAGATCATATACGGCTGTAGTTGTACCCAAAGCCACCTTTGCAAGAGTAAACTTGTTGTCGTTGAGAACGTCAGAGTCCGATCCAACCGTGAGGACGTTTAGTTTCTCAATGCCAGAGAACTTGGTGAAGCTTTCAACAAGCAAGTTTGGTTCAACGTTGACGTTGACGTTAAGAACGTCATTGTTGTTACGTTCAAATTTGACACCCCAATATAGACGAGCATCTGTAAGGGTTTGTGTTCCTGGTGCCCCTGAAGCCGAGCTATCTGTGGCAAGTGGGTTACGTGTTACAGTAAAACGGAATGGAACAGGTGGAACGATTGAACCTGAGAGAAGCGCACCGTTTGTTGCTGCGCTGGCAGAAACACCTGCAATATGTGCAAGGGCTGGTGCAACTCCGGTATCGGCAAGATTTACGTTGGTCAAAAGCATTTGGTGACCACGGAAACCAAATGGAAGAGCTTTTTCTGGCACTTCGCCGGATTCAAGTTGTGTGCTTGGAATTACACGAATATACTTGCTGCGATTTCCGTATTTGCCTGTGACTACCAAACTACGATCTGTTGGATTTAGTTGATCGAAGTCAAAACGTGTCTTTTTATCACCAATAACTTTGATAACATAGTTGTCGCTGTTTGGGTCAAGAGACAAATTGTTGAATACTTCTAGCAATTGTGGTTCTGCATCCGAATCACCAAAAGCACGAACTTGGATTGAGAAGGTTCCAATGACTGTACTTGGATTTGTAGAAGCTTGAAGGTTTGCAACGCTTACTTTGATTTTGTTGTTTGCATAATCACCATCATCTAGAGCTTCAACGTAGAACAAATCATATTCAAATCCACCGAAAGGTTGGGATATGAAGTATGGTGTTTTTGGAGTTGTGTAGCGTGTGTTGAAGTAACCAAATGCTTCACCAAATGTAACGCCTGTAGTTGCAACATTGCTTGAACCAGAAAGGATGGCAACTGTTGGTTCATGAGTTGCGGCCAAGCTTGAAGAAAGGGTAGCTACTTCATCGTCAACTGCATAATCAAGATAAAGAAGATGTTTCTTTTCTGCAAAGTTTTCTGGGTTTGTGTTTAGAATCTTACCAACATATTGATCACTTGTTGGGTTCAAAGATGCTGTAAGAACCTTGATGCCTGCAACGCTGTCGTCGCTTGCAAAGCTTGCACCATCAGAAGAAGAAAGAATAAGTTTAAACTTACCTTGCAATGCTCCTTCTGTTCCAACGAATGCTGCTTCAAAGTTGTTTGTTCCTGCAAGAATTTGATTTACATCATAAGCTGCTTCACTTGTTGAGCCGCTACCAACCATGAAGCGTGCATCTGGTGTAGTAAAGAGCACAGCACGAACAAGTTTAACTGTATCGTTATCAACTGCGCTTGGAGTATGATCGTTTGTGGTTGTGTAGCTGTTGTTTTCCGAGAAAACTGGGAAGCCAAACGATTCATTTACACGTAGCGAGTGCTTGGCTACAAGAAACTGTACTCTTCCAGAAAGAGAACCAGAGGCATCAGCAGAAATTGGTAGTCCGCTGCCGCTGATTTTCATACCTGCATTTTTTACGGTTCCAAATGTTTGTGTTGCAGAAATATCTGCATCTGTAGCATTTGCGCCACATCCAAGAAGACGAATGTAGTTTACGGAAGCAAGCTCTGATCCTTTTGCTTCAAAGTATTTTTGAACTGCATATGGACCAACAAGTTTTGGATCAAGTGTACCAAACTTGTTTTCAAAATCGGTGAAACTACCAACACTTACTGGAGTGAAGGCTGGGCCTCTATCAGCCGCACCAATGACGGTTGCTGGAACGCCTCCTACTGGCGTTGTTCTCTCTGTTAGATCAATTTCACGATCAAAATAATTCGGGGCTTTTAATACTGTTTCTGGCATAGTTTATCCTCGCTTTTATGGGCTATAGGTCTACGGCATAAATAGAGATTAAAAACCGGTTTACTTTAAAGGCATAGGAAATCTGAATATCTGCTACTTAATAGCCTTTTGTTTTGTCGGCAAAAAACTGTTGGAGAACTTGTTGATCCGATGCCGTGTAAACTGTTTCTCCTCGTTTTTGATTGTTAGAAGTCTGAGTTACGTACTTGGTACGTTTCTGACCTGTTAGATCTCTGTATTCTCTGCTAAACACGATTTTTTGATCCGTGATTGGTTTTTCTTGTGTTATAGGATCTTGTTCTATATCTGTAAGAACGAATGGATTTGTGTTAGTAGGTTCTTTTTTTGTTTCGTTATAACGATCTATTGCTGGTTGACTAAGTGGTGTACCGGGTGTTTCTATAGTCTCAAAAGAAATGTTTACAGCAGAGAGGTAACGTTTAAATGGCACACGTTGTCCTAATCCTTGAGGAGCAAGCAAAAATCCACGGACTGTTAATTCAAAACTGTATTTGACTATTCTCTCGCCTTCAGTAATATCCTCAAAGTTATCCTGAGCTTTCATTGATGGATCAACAAGCGCAGAAAACCAATATCCTTTTTCTGTCTTTAGATAAAAACCTTTACCGGGAACAATCTGGCTTGCAAACAAGGTTTCAATCATATAGTTCATGTGCTGTGTATATGTTGTCCAAAACACAACTTCATAGGTTGCTGTATAAAATTGAGGAAAGGGAATCGCTATAACTTCATATACGTGATTACCATTGAGACTAGGATCTCTATCATCCAACAGCATTCCTTCACGAATTGATGGAGCTTTAGAGTTTATATCTTTTGTTTCTCTTAAACTTCCAGGTGGATTAGGAATGTTTTTAAAAGCAAAGCGATTGATTAGTTGTTGATAATCAACATCTGATTCATCAAGCCTACGTTTAATTGTTAACTCGCCCTGAAAGACATCGTTATGTTGTTGTTCAATGCCTGTGCGGCGAATAGAGATAGCTGGAAGCAATAAAAACCCATTTCTATCACGGAATGGTTTTAATCTTTTAGCCATTGCAAATCTTTCGCCTGTTGCAAAGATCACGAATGGTTTCTTAACATTGATTTCTTTTTGCGAACCGACCATTGCTTGATATGGATGAAACTTTATATCCGTATCAAACAAAGCATGAACAGCCATGTCTACATCTTCTATTCCGCAAGGAGGAATAGAAAAGGTGGAAGGGTCATTGTTTTGTGTATCATACCCTGTTGGTAGCTGTTCTTTGCCTTCAATGTAAGGTACGTTTTGTCTTGTGGTCATACCTTATAAGTAGAGCATTAATCTTCGTCGTAGATACCCTTTTTTGGAGGCAAAGGATCATTGTTGAATGAAATTGCATCGTTCCCTTGAATGAAGTCTCCATCATCCCCAGTGTTCTGTTCCACTTTTCTTGCACCGGTTCCAAGAGCGATTGGTGCCATTTGTTCTTTAAGACGATCACGCATTTCACGTACATCGCCTGTGGCTTGTCCATCGCTTGTTACTTTCAAACCACGTTGTTGTTCAAACACAGTTTGCACAGCATCTGGAGAAATTAGACGAGGTGGTGGATAGTTTGGTATATCAAATTGACTCAAACGTGCATTGCGTGCTGTTATTTTCCATGCTGTGTTATACTCAGCTAACCCAAAGATATTCTTTCCTGCGTTTGTCACAGTGATAATCTCATACAACACATCGTCATATGTGAAAAAATCACCTTCTGTTAAGATAACATTTTTATCTTGAAGATCACGATATTGAATTAAAACTTCAAGCTTTGCTTCTAAATCAGGACCAAAGTTTGTTGTTTTGCTGGCATACTCAGGCATACCAACAAGAGCTAAAATTCGAATTGGATTCTCAAAAATCTTTTGAATTGCTTCGTTGTAAATGGCATGAACATCACTTTTAATGGTAGAAACAGGAAAGTAGTTTATGAACTGTCCTACAACATCTTTTATAAGTTCTTTTCCAATGTCATTGATAAACTGAACTTCACGTTGTCCAACAAATAATCTTGCCATGATCAGTCACCGTATAACATGGCTAACAAAGAATATTCTTCTCTTAAAGATATTGGTTGTGGCACGTTAGTCCTTGTTGCGGTTGGTGCAACTGTTTTTTGTTTAGGTGTAAATTTACCATTAAAAGATAGTTTGCCTGCATCGCTTAAAATACTTACCGCATCTCTTGAGTCAGCCACATAAACATAATTCAACTTTGAAGCCTTTTCTTTTTTATATTTTTCAGCTCGCTCAGCCTTTTGTTCCGGTGTTTGTTCTGGAGCGTCTGGATCTTCTTCGTGTTCTTGAGCTTTTTCATATCCTCTAAGAAAACGGTTCCATTTATGAGCTTCTGTTGAATGAAGTGCTCTTTCTTTTCTTGCAGCTTCTGCATTCTTTTCTAATTCTTTTTCTCCGTATGCTCCAGAAGAAGCTAAATTGCAATCATCAGATTTTTCTGGTGTAAATGGATCATAAAAATCATCAAGAGGTAGTTTATTGACTTCTGAATCTTCCCACAATCTATTCCATGCAGACACGGCTGCACCAGAGCTTTTTACTCTGTCTGCTGTTATGCCATGGTTTCCTGCATAATGCATTAGAACATAATAAAGCAATCTGCCCCAACCACCGGGAGAATTTACAACAGAATATTCAATAATATAAGAACTTCTACATTCACCTTTTGCTGTTTCTGGTTTAGATGTTGCAAGTCGCCCAATAACTTCGCCTGATAGTTTTGTTTGACCGCCCGCTACGGGTTTTTTATCAATTCCATACATCACACCAAAAAGACTAACAGGAATTTTTTGTTCATTCTTATAGCCGTATTCAACTGTGATAGTATCATTATCAATTTTTTGAACAGCAATATAAAGGTTTGCAGTATCAATTCCTTCTGCTGTTCCGGCTACAATTTTCTGAGCCAATTCTGTTGCTATTCTTGTCATGGGTATTACCGATAAATAGCCTCCAACCATTTATTTGATTTAATTTACCAGAATTGGTCCTGTTTTGTTTCGCTAGGCTATAAATATTGCATATTTTGGGGGCATGGGAACATATGCAAGTTGTTTAACCATGTTTTCTGCACGGGCAGCGTCTCTTTCCGCAATCTTATCAAAGGTAAGGTTATCTAGAGTTTCTTTTAAAGTCGTCATCAACTTATCTTTATCTTCTTTACCATTAGAAATAAGATCATCACCATTCAAAGTAACTTCAGCACCGGGAACAGGGATTGTTTTAAACTTAGTGCGAATACGTCCAAGCTGGACTGTAGACAAAGCAAGAGTCATTTGAGCAATCCAGTTTCTACTCCACATGTTCAATGAATTATAGTTCAATGGACCAAATGGTGCGTTGAATGGGCCGTTAACACCATAAATTACATCGTTTTGAAAAGCACCACCAGTACCAGAGCCCGTTACTTGATAAGAAGAACCATTTGTTACCAAGGTATTTGCTATTGTTGGAAATGGTCCACGGGCAAAACGTACACGTACCCAAAGTCTATCATTAAATGCTGGCATTAAGTTGTTAGGTGTTGGGAACACACGAATCTGACGGCCAGAAATCTTATAAGAATAATGCGAACGACGAATGCGTTGTGCTGTTTCTAACATACCACCACGAAGAACGTCTTCAAACAATGGAAGAACATAGAAACGTGTGTCTGGAATATATGATTCAACTGGAAGACCCGTTGCAACGAAGTTTGATGCAAGGTTTGAGTTGAAGATGTATTGAACAGGAGCATTGTGGTATACTTCAACAACTTCAATGTTTGTTACACTTCCCGTTGGTTGCAAGGAATATAGAGGCGCTCCAGTAACAGGATCAAGCAAATCATTGTAAAGATCATAATCTTGCCTTCCTGATGTCAATTTAATTGATCCACTATATGTTGCTTCGGTTTGGCTGAACCCGACCATACCGGCATATGGAGCAGATAGATTCTTTAAGAACTCCAAGTTTTGTTGAACATACATGTCAGAGATGTTGATTGAGTTGTTACCGTTTTGGTCTAAACTTCCTGTTGGCATACCAAGAAGTGAAGATAAGTTACTTTTGTTTTGATATTCGATCATCAATCCGTTAAACTCACGAGTAGCAGCTTCAAAGTTAGACCAGATCATTTGCTTGGTGAGTTCAACCCCTAAAACATCTTCACCAAGAGTACGGAGAACAAATACAACCATTGCATCGGCGTCTTGTTGGAAAAGTTGATATTTGTCATAAAAACCAAACGGAGTAGGATGTAAAGTTGTGTTGAACGTGCTCATATATTTAACTATAAGTATAAAACTATGAACCATTTAAAACAGTTAAAACAGATCATACGTGATGAGATAACTGTCTGCCTTTTAGAAATTCATAGCCAAGAATATGAAAAACTTGGTGTCAGATCAAACCGTTCAGGATTACGCACCTTACGTGTGTTTGATTTTGATGATACTCTTGCAAAAACAAATAGCAAAGTGCGTGTAATTGAACTGGACAAGATCACCGAAAAAGAATTGCAAACGTTTTCTATTACCCCAGCACAATACGCAAGATTCAAATCCGATGTAATTGGAAACAATCCTGATCGAACCTACAAGTTTGATTATAGCGATTTTGCCGAAGTCGTTGATCCGCAAATTATTAATCAAACGTTTGATATCTTACAAAACATTGTCAAAAAACTTAGAGAAGACGATGGAATTCCTGCTGTAATCTTAACAGCAAGAGGACATGAAGCTAATCCACATATTCGTAAGTTTCTCCGTAGTTTGGATATTGATATCCCAGTAAAAACTTTGGACAGCAGTGATCCCTTAGCAAAAAGCAACTGGATCAAACAAGCAATGTTAAACAGGGACATTCCTCAAGTTGAATTTTTTGACGACAGCCCTCTAAATGTTAAAGCCGTTGCTGATCTACGAAAAGATCCAGACTTGTTAGAACGTTTTGGCGATACTCTTCGTATTCGTTCTCGTATTGTTGAAGCATAAAAAACGAGAGGGCTCAAGGGCACAGCCCTTAAACCCTCCAGTTATAATTATGAATTAACGAAAAAAAATTCAGCGACGGCGAGTGGCTGTTGCACGGCCACGACGAAGACCAGCACGATAAGCTGCCACTACGGCTTCTTGTAGTGCGGCTTCTTCAGTTGATTCTTTCTTAACTTCTTCTTTTTCTTCCTTCTTTGCTTCTTTTACGGTTTCTTCTTCATAACCACATTCTGCCATTGCTTCTTCTGCGGCTTCACGAATCAATGCCTTGAGTTGTTTGACTGTTACTTTCATATTAAATCTCCTTTTAATAGGTTCTGTTTAACCTAAGCTATAAGTAACTTCATTCTTTTGAAATTTTCTTTAGACCCATTTTTTTCATAATTTTTGTTGCGGTAGCATACATGGCTTCTGGATTTCCCTTGTATTGCTTTTTGAGTTTTGTCTTGATAATCTTTTCTACTTCTGGTGGAAAGTGGACACGGCCTTTACGCTTTTTCTTTTCCAATAAAATTTCTTCTTGAATGAGTAGCGAAATCATTTCAGCCAACAATTCTTCTGTTTTCATCTTGACTTTAACTTTCTTTTTAGCTGCTTCTTTTTCTTGAGCTCTAACAAGCACGTTTGGACTATCTTTGATAAACAGTTCCATAATCTTTGCAGCATCTCTTTGAACTTCTGGTATATCAGGCAAAGATTCCTTAAACGCATTCAAATCCGCAGCTTCTAAAGCTCTTCTTGCACCTGTTCCAGATACACGAATCGTTTCCGAGCCCATGATTGTTTCTGTTTGTTTTGCATGAACTCTTCCTGCCGCAAAAAGATTTGGAAGATTGCGTTGAAGAGTTGCAGGATTAATTCTGCCTATGTCTTCCACGCCAGCAAAGAAAGATACTTCAGCTTCTGGGTCATTGTCATAATCGGCTTTTGCTGTATCAATTGCAACTTTAACAGGTGATTTAACAGAAACAATCAATTCGATTCCTTGAGAAAGTAAGGCTGGTTTAATATATCTGTCAAGATAAATTTGAGAAGCTTCACCACTTAAAGGAAACTCACCTTCACGAATACGATCACCAGCAGAGGCAATCACAAAAAGTTTATCCAAATTTTCTTTTGCCGCAAGAATGCTTTCATAATGGCCACGGTGAAATGGTTTAAATGCCCCAGGATAAAATCCAATACGTTTCAACCCCTCAGTTTGTTCACGAATTAAAGCACGATTGGCAGCAGTAAATCCACCACGATTAACCAACTTTAAAAGAGAATCGTCACCTTTTGTAACATATCCTTCACCACCGGGAACATTCCCAATAAATGCTTTAATTGATGTATTTTGCTTATCAAGTTGTGAAACAAGTTTGTTCTTAAGACCTTCAATGGCTTTAACAATATCAAACAAAGCAGCAAACCCATCACGATGCTCAGAAATATACTGAAGTAAGTTTGCAATCTTTTGCTTTGTTAACTTTTGATTGGTTGTTACCCACCCCTCAAAATCATCAAGAGAAACAGAAGCAAAATTATCGGCTTTAGAATTTGTGTAAGAGTACAAAACATCTGGCAGATCTTTTATCTTCTTTGCTGTAAGCATAGCTTCATCAAGAAGCTGATCTATTGAACTTGCACTTGACTCTACTCTAGCTTGAACTCGTTCGGCAACCTTTACCATGTCCATTTCAAACTTTGGAGCTTGGTTAACAAACACAGGAGCAAAGATAAACACTCGACCAGTTAATAATCCACCAGTAGACATATCTCCTTTAAAATATTGACTTGCACTTTCTAAAGATTCATCTTGAAGAGTTCCCGCTTCATCTTCTTTTATTAAACCATGAATAACAACACCAACATAACTTTGACCAATCTCGCCTCATAGTTCCGAATCAACAGGCACACGATATGTCACAACGTTTGGTTTAAACTGGTAACTTCCATCAACAACCTGCGGTTGCTTCATGTAAAGCAAGTCACCTTTAAAATAAGTTCCCGGCTCTACATTTTGTAAAGCTTGACGGAAAGGTTCAAAAATTGCACGCATTCCAGAAGCAAAAGATGCATATTCTGGCGTAAGAGTTTTTCCTGGCTTGTTCTGGCGAGATAAAAACATCTGCTCAAGTTCTTCTGGTGTCTCTGAACGTCCCTTATAACTCTTGACAGTAAACCCACCCTTGTCAGTAAGAATAAACTTGCCGTTTCTGTCCACGCCAAAAACGATTGCAGGCGATCCATCCCATTTAACGGTAGTTGTTGTGGGAGCATTTTCTGCAAGCCCTAATAAGGCGTTTACGGCCTTCTGTGCCCCTCTTGAACCCTCCCAGTAAATCATGTCTTCTGGATGTTGAATACGAGCTTCCAAACCTTCTTGTAACATTCCTACAGAACGAGTAACGGGAGGTACTGGGTGTGACTTATCTTTTGCAAAAGTTTCATTTGCTTCCGCAACAAGTTCATCAAACTCTGGGCGGTCCTTAATCCCATTAACAATTGTTTCAACGTTAGAAAGATCTGAACCTGTATAACCAGATCCAAGCAGTATTTCTGCTATCTCGTTTGGATCTTTTGAAACGATTTCATTTGTTGCTCTGTCTACAAGACCATTTAGATATGACCACTTCATACCTTCTGGATGCTCTCCTGATTTTGTTGCCTTGGCAATACTGGCAAGAAGAATATGTTTATGTGTTCCACGATAAGGTGAGTTGTGTCCACCACCCTGCATAGAGAACTTCATCCACTCTGGATTTCCAAACATAAAGTCTGTTTGAACAAATCCCTTAGAAGGATCTCCAGCAATAGGTGTCTTCAAGTGAACATTGCTTCCACTCTTTTTAACATCATCTTTACCAACATCTTTAATTGTTAGTAACTTAGAAACAAGTTCATCTTTAGAAATTTGACTTTCATCAACACCAAGATCTAAGTCTCCACTTGAAGACTTCTTGCCCGTTGTTCCAAGCATGTTATCAACAAGATTTAAACCCGTTTGAGCTTCCAACCATTTAACTGTTGGAAGCACATCTTCTTGATTAATTCTTTGTGTAAATTCTTCGCCTGTCTTCTTATCTTTGAAAACGTTTCCACCTTCTAAAATCATAGACCAATTCCTGTGTTTCATCATTAATATTTATGTCACAGGAGATCAATAAATTGATTAAGAGACTTTTTAAAGCCTTCAAAGAGAAAATACAGGGCAAACCCCTATCCGTTCGTTCAAGCCGCTGGGAAACCGTTCGTAAGCATTTTCTATTAACTTGTCCATCATGCGCCGCTTGTGGAGCAACAAAACATTTGCAAGTTCATCACATTAAACCTTTTCATTTACATCCAGAACTTGAACTTGATGTAAAAAACTTAATCGTTCTTTGCGAAGGCAAGGAAAACCTATGTCATCTAAACGTAGGTCATTTGGGAAATTGGCACAAAGAAAATCCCGATGTTGTAATGGATGCTGCTAAAATATTAATGAAAATGAAAAAAATTTCATAACAATCATACAAGGACTTTTTTGGATATAACCTTTTTTATTTTGTAGGTTTATAAATGCAGAAGGAGCGGGTTTTTGACCCGCTCCTTCTTTACTATCCTAGCTTTTCAGGGCTTTTTCAAATAACGGCCATATCGAGGCAGGTGACTGTACCGTAGAAGTCGGCACGTACCATCTTCTTGCCGTAGCGGGTCATGATGCCCTTACGTGGTGTAAAGTCCTCTTGACCGTAGATCACGGGTGTGAGGATTAGTGGCACGTATGGAGCGTAGATATAACCGCTTTCGAGGAAGGTTGAACCCTTAAGACCGACGAGGATCTTGTTTACTGGGAAGTATGGGTCAACGAACACTGAGTAGCGACCGTTTACTGTACCGACTGCTTCTGCGCCGATGCTCATGTTGTCACGAACTTGGCCGTCTGAATCAATCTTGTAGTTTGCACGGTATGCAACTGTTGCTTCAAGAATGGTTCCGACTTCTGGCGAGCAGACGATAAAGTTACCCGAGCCACGGAGGGTCTTCTTGTGGATGACGTTGGCAACGTCTGTGATGGTTTCAACGAGTGTTTCGTACCATTCACGAACTGTGCCTGTGAATTGTGGACCGGGGTATACGGTGTTGGTACGAGCAACTTCTGTACCTGTGTACTTGTTGACGAAACGGCCTGGGGCACGGCTCCAGAAGTAGTTAGCTGCTTGAGCTTGTGTGATAAGGTCGTTTAGAATTTCACGGTCAATATCCAAGGTGATCATTTCACTGAGGATGTTGGTGAGTTCTGCTTCTACGTCGATTGAGTAGTAAGCTGTGAGGTCTTGGGCCATTTCTGGCGACCAACGTGCACGGAGCTTACGGGTTGTTGCCGTTACTGAAACTGAATCGATCTTGATGTCTACGTCTGGGATACGTGGTGACGAATCTGCACCGTTGAAGTTTGATTCAAACGATGGGATTGTGAGTACCGAGCCATCTGCATTTGCGCTGAGTGTGTCAGCGATTGGTGCTGATGCTGTGATTTGTGTTGTTACATTACCAAGACCCGATGGAAGTGCGCCGCCATTCGATACTGCGAGAGCAAAAAGAACGTGTGAACCGTTGAATGGATCAACTGTGAAGCTTGATGCTGTACCTGCTTCAACCCAGTTGCCACGTTGGTTGTAACGACGGAAGTTGAGTACGCCTACGCCACCTTGGTAACGGGCTGGTACTGCAACTGCGTTGCCTGCGCCTGCACCGAGGCCAACAACTGCGATTTGTTCGACCGAGGTAAGGTCTGCTGCGACGCCTGCGGTTGTCCACGACGAGAAAGCAGAAGCCGATACTACGAGGAAC